ATTTATACTTTTTTATTACGGTCAATATCAACCGCATCACAAAAGTATATAATAGGGACTGCATAAATCAGAGCTCATTTTCAAGCGATTTGCGAATATTTTGCAGATATATTGCAATCATTTTGTTTGCCAGTTTACGGCTTTCAAAAGTAGATATAAGATAACGGATACTAGCGGATGTCTTGTGAAGCAAAGTCGCTATTTGTTCAGGATATAGCCCGTATTCAGTGAGGAAGAATACTACAATAGAACGGGCGTCAACAACTTCAGTAACTTTACTTGATGAAAGGATCAATTCAGTAGAAACTTCAGTTTCTTTTCCAACAATATTTAGAATCTCGGCAAAAATCTCTGACTTACACATAGTAATTTAATTTTTTGTTGTACTTTTGCCTTTGCCAATCGTACTCAGTACCAAATAAACAAAAGCATATATAGGAATGTTAAGGATATTATACCCACGACACTACCTATGTATGCTTTTGGTATGCTAAAAAGTTCGATTGGCGTCAACTTTCAGTGTTGGGGGTTCTTTTTTTTACTCTATCCCCCAAAAGAGTTACATTTGTTATGATAACCGGCCTTCTACTTTACCGGATAACTTAGTGCTTAATAATCAATTAATGTCTCATTTTGTCCTCCTTTCTTAATAAACCTTTTTCCAATGGAAATTGTTATATAAATACAACTTAAACTTTTCATACCGGAAACGGTCTGTGAAGATAGTGCCGGTATTACCACATAAATAAATTATAACTTACTCCACCACCGACATACAATCCACCGGGATAGCCGTATCCAAATTGCAGGCCAAGGCCCCAGCGTTTTTGCTTCGGTTTAAGAGTGATGATTTCCTTTTCTCCGTAGACTTCCATAAAGTCAAGGCTGGGCTTATAACCGCTAACTATTGCACGGTAATTATCAGTCTTATACTCCTTGATTGTAATCGGTATAATCACCGGAACCGAGTCGCCTTCTACGGTTCTGTCGGTAGTGGTATCTACTATTATCGGTAAATACACCGTATCGGTACGCTTTAAGGTCTCCTTTACCGGCATAAGCACGATGTCAACTATAGTGTCCCTTACTCTTATCGTATCTCCCTTTACATAGACAGTCGAAGGATCGTGCGGATTACAACGCATCCACACGACCACGCATACAAGCAGGCAGACTAATATCCAAGGGAGAGATTTCATATGATACTTTCACTTGATGACCACTCCGGACCGGACAATAAAGTATTCAGCTCTTCGCCTTCGTAGGTAGGATAAGGATAAATCGGATTTTCCGTTTTTTCTTCTTCGTCCAATAATGGCAAGGTCATAATGGACGGAAAAAGAGCTTCGTAATGAACTATCTTCATGATCACCTGAGTACCGTCAACGCTCTTTCGTGGGGTCAGGTGCAGTTCGTCGAGCATCTCTTGCGGTATCTCGTCCAGTTTCTCTGTAGGGAATACAATGTATTTCATAATTGCTTCTTATAAAATGTGAATAACATACCTAATACGGAAGGGAATTAAGTGAGCTTTTATAAATATAATCCTTCCAAAATATCCTCAATCGTGTAGAATGTGACATTTTCAATTTGAGATAATTGGTCAATCAATGCTTTCCATCCATCACCATTGTTTGGATATGTTGCATCTTTCAAACGGTTATCCCAAGATTCGCCGTGAAATCCCAAGACAGCCAAACCACCACATTCTACCGCTTGTCTTACACTCTCAACCATATATCCAATACCCTCCTGAACATTGTCTATTTTAACTTGCGAATCAAGTGCCGTAATGTTCAACAGTCGGGTCATTGGATATTCTGGATAACTTATCATATATTTATCCGTAAGACCCTCTCCCGCCCAATGGTGGTAGATCATTTTTGCCGAAGAGTTCATTTGCGCCAAATACCGTGTTGTAGGATAGGCGGCTGACGGATTACTCAATATCCTCGAACCATCTTTGAATCCGTTGCGTATCATCCACCTTGCCGCTTTTTCGTAATCTTGCATAACCTCATCATATGTCATGTCTGCAGAAATGTTGTGCGAAAATGTGTGGTTGAAAATAAAATGCCCGTCATCTTTCAATCTTTTTACAACATCCAAAGAAGAATGAGTTTTACCCGTAATAATAAAGTCTGGTATTATCGAAAGGCTGCATTCTATGCCTTTACTCTTTGCGTAATCAGCCATCAAAGGTACATTTTCATTCATGTTATCTATAACAATCAAACAACCTCCTTTTGTTATATTCTCACGGAACTCAAGATTCGACAAATACACGTTTGCAGATTGCGAACCGCTTAATGTACATATTCCAACACTTGTAACATTTTCCGCATCAAATTGGCTTCCAACCATATCACTATGCCATTGATTTAGCAATGGTTTGATTGCCAAATTCATATGAAAAAATCCATTTCTATAATTAGCAATAGCGCCATAATAAACACGAAGAATTGCTCTGTGGTTCGCATCGTTGTAATCACCGCTAAATAGAACAATTGCAACAATAGGACGCTCATCGTCTTGCGTATCTAATCCTATCGCAAACGAAAGTGACACATGACAATTATTAATATTTATAGGTGATTTAGTATTTGTTGTTATCCATGCCCTTCCAGATGATATTGTGCGGTTAACCTTTACACAAGTGCGATCGCATTTATATATTTCATCATATACATCAACAAGTTCGTTTGAAACCGTCACATTTACACCAATAAACGATGATGGCGAAATGTTGGCTTTGAAAATGGAATGCGGCGTTTTTGCATCATCAAATTTTGTTGATTGTTTGTTTGATATATCCGTTTTGCATTCAGCAACATTTTGCGACAACTCATCAAAGTTCCCATCTATCCCTTGCGCAATGACTCCCCACGACTTTTCGGAGTCTTTTGCTATGTCAAATATCTTTTCCATATTATTCGTTTTTAATTAATGTTTCATTTGAAATTAAAGTATCGTTACCTAACATTGTCAAGTAGCTGGAGATAACTATGCTGATCTTCTGAGGAGATTTGGTGACCTTTCCGGTTATCTCGTAGGTTCCATTGTCTCCAGAGATGGATATGTCGCTGATGGCGTTAGATGATACGCCTATCAGCTTATCAGAAGCGTTTGACAAGGTTATGGTGATAGTTACCGTGCTACCTTCGGTTACATACACTCCCGGATTAACTGAGTAGGAGATCGAGGAGTAAGGGATGTTACTCTTTACAATCGGTCTAAACTCGATCATATCCGGATATAGCGTTCCTGCCTTATACTTCTTCAGTTGGCGTTCAAGGAGGAATTCGGAGAGGCTGTAGGGGAAGAGCATGAGAGACCATAATGCTAATTTAGCAAATCTAGTATCGTTGTCTCTATATGTACCAAGCCATAATTTATCACTATCTACAAATGTTGGTATAATATTTATGTATTGACCATTATTTATATACTTAGACTGATAAAAAACTCTTCTTATTGTATCATCTGTATTAATTATATTTCTACCTCCGAAAGAATAAGAAATTTTTTCTCCATTATTGGATATAGTATTAAACATAAAAGCTCCATTGTTCTGTGATTCAGCTTTAGATAATACAGCAGCATCACCATTAGAGCCGATATTTATCCTAATTCTTTCATAATCGGCAACAACTGTATAGTCCTTCAAAACAGGGAGACCGGTCACCTTGCCGAAGTCGTTGATTCCGTCTAGGCTGAGAGCGTGTTCGATGGTGGGGAGGACTTCGATAGTAATATCCAAATCTATATTTTCTGGGTTAACTTTAAATCCTATCCAAACATTAGATAAAATTTCTGCTGGGACAAATATAGTGCTCTTAGGACAAACATATTCTCCATCTTCAGTGATTCTAATCGAGGTAATATCACTAACATTATCTTCCGAAACATAATTATAAACAACATTTTGACCTTCTTTAAGTCCGGTTACTTTGAGTTTAAAAGTAGGAATAGAAACTTCATTAACTGTTCCGTCTTTATAAACATAAGTAAACAATAAGGCTAAATTATCATTTGCTTTTGTGAGGTGGATAGAATTTCCAGTAAGCTCAAATATAAAATCAGTATTATTACTACTAGCCATTTTATCCCAAGTTTTATTAGCACCAAACACAACCGGATAGCTATTGATACCACTCTCCCCTTCCCAACCGATATTGTTTAACTGGATGTTGTGACCTCCTACAAAGTCGATCAACTGATCGTTAAACTCTGCATGGTTCTCGTTGGTGATACCCTGCTTCTTGATGTTGTAGTACAACTGAGGCTTGATGATCTGTCCCGGACGGTCAAGGTTATAGTAGGCGATGATCTGATTGATTTCGTCAGTGGTCAGAACTTTATTAGCGATGAATCCTCCTGCTTAGGCAATTTTAACACATTTTCGAGGAACATTATTTGTATCAAGATATCCGATAACTGAAAAATAATCAGCAACTCCAGCAGCTGTAGGATAGCTAGCAGTGAAATCATTCTTATCTCCTAAAATATCATTGACAACCGTAACATTTCCTATCTCGTTAATACTTGGGGACGTATATCCACAAATATAATATTTGCCATTAAGGCCATTCCTTTCGAACATATTATTCCGGATAAACCTTTTGCCCAATACATTGACATGATCAGAGCCTATATCGGAAATATAGTTAATTATGCTAATGACAGTACATTCCTTGCTATCTCCTATCATTTCGTCAACGGTCTTTTCGCTGACGATCATGTCGTCTACTCCGTATGTACATAGCCAGCCTTCGAAGTCGGTTCCCGGTAATCCATACCCACTGCCCTCCGTAAATCCGAAGTTCAGCAGGCGCATGTCGTTCCCGTTTGGTGTCAAGTCCTTCAGGACAGCCCGGTCAGGGTCGTCGTTAGTCTTGCCCCAGGTGGATATAGCCATCTTGACGTGGCTGAGTAGTTCGGGGTCGATGTAGGGACGACCGGAGTCCGAAGAAGCTACCGGAACTCCCAAGCGTATCGCATTCATGCGAATAGGATCAAGCCCTATCGCATCAAGCTTAATTGGATTTAATCCTATTGCGTTCATCACTCTTCTGATTCAAAAATAGAAGCCTTTACCGGTTCCGTTTCACATTCGATTCTGAGATATTGTCCGGGGATGCAACCAACGACCGGACGAGCGAATTTCTTATCGTAATTTCTACTCTCTACAACAGGGAAGTTTTCTCCGTCATAGCTTATATACACCCAAAGCTTACCACCTTTTTCAAATGTAATCTGCAATCCTACTTCCGCAGAATTTACCTGAACGGCATCGCTTACATAGTTCTTCGCACCCTTCGTAAAGGTTATAGCTGTTTCTTTCATGATTATTCCTCCTATTTTTTTGCTGTTATCACTGTATTTCGTAAAAAATTCGGATACTCTGCCCGCACATCAAAACAAGGACACGCCTTGATAAATTCTGCCGGTTCCACCTCACCCGATCCATCCAGATCAGGTGAAGCATCCCGATGACCGAGCAGCTCGATGATATCATACTCTTTACAGAGCTTCGCTATCAATTCGCGCAATGCTGTTTTTTGCTCGACAGTACGAGTATCGGCCGGTCTTCCACTCGCGTCCAGACCACCGATGTAGCAGATACCGATACTGTGTTTATTATAACTAATACCGGAAAAACCTTTTGTGTTACAATGCGCTCCGTCAATGGATAATGACCGGCCGTTTTCTACGGTACCATCTAAATCAATTACAAAGTTATAGCCAATTTGATTAAAGCCACGCGCCCGGTGCATCCGGTCAATATCCTTAGCTCGCAAGTCTTGCCCGGCAAGTGTTGCCGAGCAGTGAATGATGATTGAGTCTATATCTTCTCTTTTCATATACTTTTCCTCCTATAAAATTAATGTTAATACTCCCAACGCCAAACCTCCGCAATCACAGATAATATCCTTGATGGAAAACTCGCTTTTCTTACAATACTTGTCGTATATTTCCTTCAGAATAAAGATCGCAACGGTTATAGCGACCGCTAACCATAGCGGAATATATTTTGATAGCCACATAACCAAATTCTGGCATACTATAATGTGGGCTATGCCGTCTATGCCTATCATGGATAGAAGCTTGCCGGCTAATGCGCTGATTTTATTTATCATATTCATTTTCTATTTTATAATTTATTACTTTTGCAAAAAATGATACACCTATGGATATTTCAGAATTAATAAAAAGCTATAACGCTGAACAAAAGAATGTATTTACAGGATTTTGCATACAACTGCCACTATGCTTTTCTATTTTGTATTTATATATACCAGAGTTTAAATCTCTCGATGTATATTTGCAAATCATATTTACGGCAACTTCTTCTATATTATCCATTTACTTTTCTTTTATATGGTTATGTCTATGTTCTTCTATATCAAAAAGAAGATACAAACTAGAAGCCTTTATACTAATTCTTCCCATATTAGTGACATCGTCTAAATTACTTATATCTCCTTCAGATTACATCCTAGGATATGAACATGCTTTAACTACGTTTCTTCAAGCTTCTGCGATTCTTTACACTCCTTTTGCCATTTTTGGGCTTATTCTCCGCAAATGCATAGAGTATGATAAAAAGCAAAAAGGGAAGAACATAAATAATAGTGTATAAATTCATACTTACTTCTCCTTTTCTATAATCTCCTTCACATCTTCTTTATCAACCTTGAACACCTTCTTTCCAAAGACTCCCAAAGCTCCAATTACATTTATATTGATCCCCTTTGGTTTCAATATATTCCCGACAATCGAACACCCTTCAATAAAGCATACCAATAAGCAGGAATATACATCGATAGGATATTCGCTATGACTTGCCACAGTGATCATGCAGACCATGCAGACAAAAGCAAAATAAGTAACCATCTTTCCCATAGTAGCGCGAATTGCACGAGAGAATCTGACTTTTTCACCCATTAGCATACTTTTTCTGACACCGAAGAGAAGATCACAAAGGATTACCGCGCATGATACAATCAGCCACGGAATCATATTCTGCAATGACTCGGAAACAAATGCGGTAGCGATTGCCGCAAATCCGCCTGTAGTTGTATGTACTATAGCTTCCTTCATAGCAAACAAGTCAAGTAAACGGTTAGCAATGAAATTAACTCAATCCAGAACATCGATTTGCATGCCGTCAGGTCCCATATAAGGTTTCCGGACCAATTCTTGACTACAAACGTTATCGCGTAGATCAGAAATGCAGCCCATAGCAGCAGCCAATACCACGAATTGCATCCTACCCATATTTGGGAGAATACAAGCGACATCACCGCGCCGGCTATATGAGCTTTCTTGTGCGCTCCTTTAAAATTCGGGGATACTCCCAATACGATCATTCCGACTACAGAAAGAAAGATCAGGAACTGACTGTTTTCTGTACTTGCATCCAATGCGGCCGGAAGCAACAGCAAAGACGGGAGAATCATGCATATACCGAACCAATACCTGTTACTCAGAATGTAATAGGTATCGGAAATAGAATAAGGGATACCCTTTGTCTTGTAAATCATCACACCGACATAAGATGCGAAAACCAATAATGATAGCAGTGTCAAAATCATAGTTTTATCTGTTTATAATGAAAACTCTAGTTTATTCGGATAACCGGTCTTGTAGTTGTAAGACTCGACTTCCTCTCCCGTCTGCAATCCCCGAACTACAGCAATATGCTGCTGCGTCACATTATAGCAATCAAGAGCGTATAACTCTAATGAGTTCAGCATAAGGAGAGCACTTGAAACAGGTATCGTATACTTTACCGCATCAAACCATAAAACGGTATCCAGTCTTCCGGCCTGCTTCTCAATATTGATTGAGTTAACAAGACCTACGCGGTCCTCTTTGGTAAGCCACATTCTCTTTCCGGAGAGAGTGAATGAATTCACAGCGTCTGACTTGTCATAAGCATTAATATCCGCTATCTTCATCTCTTTTAGTTCATCAAGGGTATACTCATGATCAACCAATACGGGATAGCCGCTTTCGTTCTCCCTTATTTCCTTTCCGGATGACTGACCGTCCAGCAACTCCTGCCAGTATTCTTCCGTTATCTCTACTGAACCTTCTTGTGGCTCATCGTAGAATCCTTGTTTCCAATATTTTGCCATAATATTATTTATTTCCAACGCCCAACGGCTATCCAATAAAAAGGATTAGTTCCCGCGCCAGTACCATTACTATCCCCAACGGTATATCTACTACGTATTCTAAAAAGGTTTGTACCTACCGATATTATAAAACCAGAAACAACATTCATACCGCTGCCCGGTTCGTAGTAGGTAATCACAGGAACATAACTGGTATTATAAAATGATAGTGGTAAATACACATAGGTGTCGTTGCTTGAGCTTGACTTGTATCCCCACTGAATCAATAAACCATTATTAAACTTAGCATATCCGTTCATGCCCAAGGATAGAGTCATAGCGTTAGACAAGTCTGCCTTTGCTAAGTTGGGAATCATGTTTAGCAATTCTACAACTCTATCTCCTGTAAATCCGCTATTATAATCACTCATGCAAACTCTTTTTTAATCACATTAAACGTACTTCCATCCGACAGCAAGAAACGTCCTTCAGCAACAGCAAATGCCTGTCTCTTGCCTATCTGGGAGATGGTAGTGGAGACAGATGCCTGTACTCCACTATTAGTTGTCCTAAACACAACAGTCTGCTCCCTGTCGAGTCCTTCGTTGGCAACATCGCTTGACACGCTTGCGGTTCCATTTGAACCGGGAGTGATAACGATGTTGCCTTTTCCTTCTTTCCAAGGAATCTGCATGCTCATTATGCGGCAGTCCAAGAAGTGTTAGACGTAACATTGACGGATACAGCAGATCCACTCTGAGGAATAGTAATTTCCGTCGGAGAAACAGACAATCTAGCATCACCGGCAGCCTGTTTGATAGCAATCTGAGCAGCCTGTCCGCCATTGGCCGTCACCTTTAAGGTTCTAACGACCTCTTCGATAGTATCGTTTTTAGGAAACTCCAACTCGATAGAGAAAGGAAATTCCGCAGTAGCCCCCGGGTCACCGGTAATAGTAGCCGCATTGTTAGTCTGAGTTCCATTCGCGCTATACTTTGCAGGCAAGGTAACATCTGTTACGCTTCCCGCCCACGCAAACGTCAACTTCGAAGAGTTTGTTTTACCCTCGACGGTCACTGTTCCTGCTGTTTTAGGAGCAGACATCTCAGAACCATTATCAAAGGAAGCAAACTCAGACTTCGGTGACTGAGTTACCTTATAGATCGAAGGGGTGGATACATCGGCACCGGTCACCGTTACTGTCCCTGTACGAGCAGTACGCCCAGTGTGAGCGTCTGCGCTATTTGCAATTGTCCCGTTACCAGATCCGGTAGACGGATTTAACTTTAACCAACTAGGTTTTGCCATAATACAAAATTTAAATAAAACAATTCAATTAACTATATCATTCTTCCTGCACAGCATGCCATACCACATTGGACAACACATCGACGTTATCCTCAAAGTTGTTCGAAGGCATCAGCCATATGTAATCAGGGTCAACTTTTAGATAAGCCTGTTTACCAACATCACAGACAACCCCTATCGACACCTTCATGCCCGTTGCCGAAGCGGAAACCTTCATCTCTTCAGCTTTGGCCGAGACATTTCCAATGCCCTTGACAGCCTCGATATGTACAGATATGCATCCCATTTTACACTGTCTTTATACCGGTATTCATCTTATCTACCTCTACTCTTGTTCCGCCTTCATAGTCGGAGTCAGGAAGGTAAGCCGTAGTCTCCAGCCAGATTTCCCCCGATCCGATAATCTTAGTGTCAACATAGCAGCTGTAGCTGTTCTCATTAATGCGTACCATCTGAGACTTCTTTATCGTCTGTGAGGCGGAGAAGACAAAGAAGCGGCATTGGAAGTCCACATTATCCATTGTCAGCCCCGAAGGGAGGTCGATGGAGATTGCCAACTTGATTATTGTACCTTTTGCTCGCATATATATCTTTTTAAAGCCATTTCATTTCAAAATAAAATTCTCCATCATTTCCCGTATCATCATCTGATAATCCGATATACACTTCACTAGAAGTTACAGAAAGCACAGTTGCTTTGATTAGAAATTCACTCATATTCGAAGCAGAACCATTTCTCGATTGTCCAAATCCCGTTAACATGATTTGAACAGTACTTTCGCTAAATCCGTCAGTAGTCCATGAAGAAGGAATATTCATTCTTAAATATCCTATTGTTGACGACATCCTAGTTATAGTCGGAATGTCACCATTATAACTTTTACATCTTCTTATATAAGCGTTTGAAGGCGTAGAATACGCCCTTCCATAACAAATTATAGAAGGTACCATTCCCCAGCGACCATTTCTCGACGATTGCAGGCCGTTACTATCCAATCTCAGTCCTGATGTACCATCTGATAAAATTGCTTGTATTGAGTTGATACCATTCACCCTTCTGTTCATGACAGAAAAAAGATTCTTAGAAGAAGTTCCTAATGATATTCCATTTGCAAAAAGTGAGGATAAATATTCGTTTACCACAGGAGTGATAGACATATTATTTATAGAAAAACTATGAGGATATTGTTCAGACATGGCCAGTCTTAAGGACAATACATTATATCCGCTTACTAAGAATCCTGTAAACATTTCATCGTTGAAGATGTGTTCTGTTTTGTATGAGACAACCTTTGAATATATATAATCTGCATATATGATATTTTGCAATGAACTATCGCTATAAGCCTTAAGAATGATTTCAACAAATATTGTATTAGGGGATGAGCTAGTATAACCACCGAAAAATCGTCCATCAAGTGCTACATTCCCAGTCACATATATAGGGTCAGTAATATCCACCATGTATTCTCTTTCCTGACTTGGAACAGATGCCGGAATGTTCTTGACATTAATCGTAGGAATATTTTGGCTAAACAAATCATTTAATGAGTCTTTGCTGGCCCCATCAATACGTAGAACATTTTTGTTATTATCATCAAATATTTTAATATCCTTGCTATCCGGACTAATAACCACTCTCTGCCCATTAGGAGAACCGATAATATTTGTACCCCGGAATACATACCTTTTATTCAAAGGGTCGAGTTCAAGCATAAGATCGTCCTGATCAAGAGCAAAAATCCCTGTCTTTTTTTCTCCATCAACAGTTACACAGTCTCTTCCTAACGCGACTCCGGTCAGTTTCCCACTGCTATCCTTGGTTCCAGAAAATATCTTAGGTGAAATAAGGTATTCTCCACCTATTTCTGTTTTATTATTGTTCCAATCTTCTACCCAGGGAAGGAGATTTGCATCCTCTCCCGGTTTGCCATCTGCACCCGGTTCACCGTCCTTCCCGTAATGACCAAAGAGACGATAGTTCTTATATTCTCCCCACTTTCCACCCTGTAGAGTACGTTCACAAGTATACTCATAAGGATAAGTTTCCGATGCTCCACGAGGATTATCCACCCACCAGAGCACATCTTCCCAGTATGCTTCATTGGTCGGAGCAATCCCCGAATGCGCCTGAATAGCTACCTTGTATACATTATTGTATTTTACTATGTTACCTGCCGAATAGAATTTTGAGCTACTGTATTCAGGAGCATCACCAATGTATTCGTTAACATATTCGTTGGATGCCGGAAGGTCAATAACATTACGCTTAGACTTTGCAAGCAGGTAAACCTGCTCCTCGGTCTTGGAGTCCGTTGGGAATATGACAGGTTCGCTCCAGGAAGGAGTTGTTTTACCATCAATCACTGCAGTGGAATACCAACAGGTAGTAGGATCGAGCATACGAAACTTGACTCTGTCCTCGTTACTACTTGTGCTGCTGTCTTTCGTGTATACAATTTCAACAAAGTGACTGCCGGCTGTAGGCACTGCAATATCCACCACCGCATTGGTTACTCCACTTCCCTCCCAGGCATGTTCGTTGGAACTGCTATATGATGTATCAAGGGCTTCTACGATACCTTTGTCGTAGTTCTGCTCAGATGATACATCAATCTCTATATGTATCATCTGATTAGCTCTTCTTGTCGTAAACGACACTCTTTGCTTGTATGTCGAGGAATGAGATGTAGGAGATGGAGAGACATAGTAATCACCGTCTTTTGTAAAGTTACCCGAATAAGAGAAGGTAATATCCTCCCGATCCGGAGAAAGGGACCATCCTGCCGGATTTGTACCGGTAGGCGTAGCAGGCTTTCCGAAAGCATACTTATACCGTAGCTCCGTATATTTCCCCGGTAATCCCTTGAATCGTATAGGATCACCCCATGTGCCGGAAGAAGCGCTTGAAGCGACTTTCTGAGAAATCCAAACGACATCTTTTGTAGCGTTAGTATGCCATCCTCCGCTTGTCCCGCTTCCGGTCGGACGGGATGGTTCATCTTCGCTGTCATGGTATGTAATGAAAACACTCAGGCCATCCGTGCCGTCAGTACCATCTGTTCCGTCCTGACCGTCCGCAACCATCAACTCCCAAGCGGTGCCGTTATAGATATAGACGATACCATTACTGGTATTGCGATAAGCCCAGTTTTTTTGAGGATTGGCAGGAGCGCTTGATAAATCCCCTTTCCATGTAATACTGAGCCCGTCTTTACCATCTTCACCATTTATACCGTCAAGCCCCTTCTTCCCGTCTGAGACAACAGCAATCGTTTCGCGGTCGATCAGTACTACTCCCGATGTTTCATTGTAAAGCTGGAACTGTATCTTATCTGTTATCCCGGAGACGGATATTTGCTTATCCGGAGTATAGCTAGTCGCATTTCCTGAGTCTATAATATAATCCATTGAGTAGCCAACCGGCAGAGAGGATACGACAGTAGAAGCTCCGTCGGTCTTCATCACCCGGCAGGATATATTCGAGACATCACTGTTCCCGTCAGCATCTCTCTTTATGATATTGGTCGATGGCTGAAGCGAGTAAATGACCGCGTTCTGACCATTTGCCCCGTCGGTCCCATTCTCTCCATTCTCCCCCGGCTTCACTTTGTTTATCGATAAATGCAGGGTACGTTCATACTGAGAACCTTTGTATGTTACCCGTCCCGTTATGGGTATACGAATTACATCAGCCACCGCAGCAGTAATAGCTGTTACCTTAACTATCCCCGTGCTACGATCAGACGTTGCTGTCACGCCTGTGATGCTGCCTACAGAAAGAGAATCAAGAGGAAGCTCGGTTGTTCCGTAGAACATAGAGAATGTTGTTGTGATGGGCAAACCGAATACCACTGTCCCGTCCAGAGAGCAAGCTACAGACTGCATTTCATCGTCAAGATCAGCAGAGATGCTTCCTTCTCCGTCAAGACCATTCTTACCATCCTCAGTCATCACATACCATGCGCCATCCTGGTATACGTAGCATTTCTTGTCGGTAGTATTACGATACCAGTATCCGTTCTGAGGATTCGCTGGAGCAGAAGAGAATTCCCCCATAAAAATGAGGCTTGTACCGTCTTTACCGTCAGTACCATTCGTACCGTCCTGGCCATCTTTACCCGGTTCTCCCTTTAGATTTTCCTTTGTTTCCTCGTCCAGATTGGACCAGCTAAGGGTAACGCCGGAACCTAATGTAACCTTATTGTTCTGAGGATTATAAACAATATTACCTTTCCCTATATTTACAGTACCATCAGGATATAAACCATAGATAAGAGCGCCATTTTCATCTACAGCTTTTATCATTCCGTTTATACTGTAAAATCCTTTAAGCCCCTCAGTTCCCGGTATATCCCCACCTACGCGGATTTTAATCTTATTGGTCCAATCTTTTGAGTCAATATCAAACATGACGTCAATCGCAGGCTGGCCATTCTCATCTGCATGCAGATAAATAGCAGACTGCCTGGCCTTATTTTGAGAATTCCCAAACTGAACAAGATCATCTCCCGCTTTAGGAGGATTAAGGACGTTTCCCGAATCATCCAGATTGAATTCTGATAAAGGAATATGAAGAGTCTTCGTTAACAGATCAACAGACTCAATTTCCACATGATACATTCTCAAATCAGTGCCGGAAAATGTTTGGCAACGTATAAAATCATGGGCGACAAGGCTTACATCCTCATCTTCCAGTTCTATTAAGTATTCCGTTCCATCATCGGATATACGAGCGGATTTAACCTTCCCCTGTCCCTGGCTGATAGTTTGCGCCCCCATTATGGAGCGAATTTTACTTATCAGTAATTCAAATACTGTGAACTGACCGCGAACGAGCAATGCGTCTATCTCCAGCTTCCATTTGCCCTTGATATACTCCCACAGCTTCCATCCATGACCGGCAAATCCGGACACGAAGTCTTCGACGTATTCCTTTACGCCGTTCGACAACTTACGTCCTGTCGCTTTCACAGAACAAAGAAATCCGTAGAACTTACCGTTACTTAGTATTGCCATATTATTCTAATTCTTCAATCAATGAATCTTCAACTTCTTCTATCAATTCTCCGCCACGAACTACAAGGCCACCGTTAGCTGCAGAAAATCCTTCCGACACAAATCCCTTACCGAGAGTTATCAATCCTTCTGCTTTGTCATCTTCAATGCTGCTAAGGGAGCGACGTTCAATCTCATCAATAATTCTTTTTGCCGAAAATGTATTGCGATCCGTAGGAACAGTCTTGTCATTCAAACCGATGAGATATATACTCGTTCCTCCACTTCCTGATACAGAACCGGTATATGCCTGTCCCTTGTATGTAAGAGAATCAAGTTTACTCTCTATCTCGCCTATACGCGAATATGAGGCAGTCTCTCCAACCGTATAAATTGGATGATCGTAAGGAATATCCAGCGGCCACTCAAAACCGATTATTCTGGATTGTCTGCTTTTAGGGAAGAAAGCCTTATTGATCAGATTAACTTTGTCTCCCACCTCATAAGTGATAATATTCCCATTATTATATATGAACTCAGGGTCCATATCACAGTCGTAGGTGGAAGGATCAATCATAGACTTCTTTACATAGTCTTTTGCCTTTTTCAATAATTCATCTTCGGCCTCCGGAATCAATTCTTCTGAGACATAAGCCGTATCAAAACCATAAAGAACATATGTGTCAGAATCAGCAGGAAACAAAATGTCATCAGGAAGGTAACGGCCGTAATCCTCATTACGCACAATTTCGAAAGTGGCACCGGAATCATCACTCTCCTGCAGAAGTAACTCAAAGTCCAGACCGGCGAGTTTGCCCGTCTGAAAGGTCAAGCGGAAACTTTCTCCGTCCAGCCGGAAGTCATTTGTAAAATTCTTCAACCCTGCATCCTTGAACGTATAGATACGATACTTGTCTCCGGTTGGATTGTCGTCCTCGTCAAGTTCATCTTCCTCCCGGTATGTTACATTTGATAATGTGCCGACATATTTGGGATATTCATCTTCAAAGATGACAATTCCCTCTACAGCTTCTTCCTGCGACATCTCCACATTATTATTGTCATCATAATGAGTTTCACCAATGTATATACGTTCTCCTGTAGGACTATAACGGTAAGCATCCACATAAGGAACTTCCTCCGGGAGCATAAGACGTTTCTGGACCACACCATTTAAAGTAAGCTCCTTGTCATCTTTGCTAAAGTAGCTGTCAGGAACCTTTCCCTTAATGATGTTGTCAATTGTATATCTATCACCGAGCGAGGCCGTTACTCCGCTAGGCAATTGTATTACGTTAGCGGAATCACCGATTAAATGGTCCGGATTATATACACAGGAGAATGTCTTACCCGAATTTAGTCCGGAAAGAAAGGTCACTGTAGCATCTGCTGACGATCCTTTGAATAGAGTTATATCATACGAAACATAAGCCGAGAAAGAATCATTCAGAATAGAGGATTCACGGGATGGGACATGTGCGTATATCCTGATCTTTAAATCAGTAGCATTTCCTTCAATCTGCAAAGAAGAAGCGACAGCAAACACAGCAGAGACTTCGTACTGCTGCTCTTGGGATAAGGTAACCGTTTGATTACCTATAGAAACTTCTTTAGTTACACCAGATAATTTATAGACATAAGATGCCCTCAAAACATAATCACCGGCAGGAAGAAAAGAACGTCCTGATCCGATTGAAGGAATAACTGTGGATACATTAATTGATATGCCATCTCCTGATGAAACCTTATAATCCCCTGCAGGTAACGAAGCTACGATATCAGTGTCATGCGTCCATTCTACATAAGATGCAGTAAAACTGCCACTACCTATACTTTCCTTTACCGGATACTCTTCTTTGTGAACGACGCGACTTGGGAAATACTTTACATCAAGCGGTCTTGCCGTATCGGATATTTCCCTACCGTTTGCCTGCTTGACATCAAAAATAAGATTCTTACGGTAAGTAGAAGGAATGTTTCGCGTTGAACCAAAGGCATAAACACGAGTAGCGAAAACCGTCTGACTATCGCTACGCTGCATGGAGCTTACGTTTACATCCTCAGTATCTGTCAAATCTCCGGCCTTGAAATCTACGGGAGAGCTGTATTCGCAACGTCCGAAATGAATTGTCTTATCAGTTATCCACCATTCACACTCCCATGTCTCCGCCATTTGGGTAAGGGCATCAATCAGGTTTACGCTATCATACGAAACGAGCTTGGAAGTGTTTTCAACCGTAGTGTCAATCTCATATTTAAAATCCTCTTCTCTATATTTGTATCCGAGTGATTTCAGGTTATCAAGGAAGACTTTAAGATGAACGTCAAGGGTAGCTGTCAGGTTCCAGCTCGCCTCGCGACCTGTACTCTCCGGAGTATAGAAAAACTTCTTGTTTTTCCACTTCCAGTAGTAGGCGTCCAGCCGGAGTTCGTAATCATAACCACCGCTCGTAGAATTATGGGTGGGCTTGTACAAATCTACAAGCTCAAACATGCCAATTTCGTTATCTATACCATCTCCTAGTTGAAAGTAGATAGGATCTGCAAGAGAAAACTTCAAAGTTATATAGTCTTCCTTCATCAGAAGAAAGTGCCGCTTTGATCCTTCGTTGATAGAAGTAGAAAAACGAATGTTGCCGGATATGTCTTTGATGTCTATCATAAGTTTCGTATACCTTCATACGATGTTTGATGCAAAAATACAAAAAATGACATTAAAAGTGTCATTCTAATCGTTAATATTTCTATCCATAGGATTAGGTTCTACTATCTTTAATGAAAAGTGGGCGATTCCCCTCATAAACTGAGTAAATTGATTGCATGAAAGATATATTGTGCGATAAACTATATTAGGCTGATATTTAGACCTAATATTTAATAGACCAGTAGCCAATTCCTGACAGAAGCTATCATACTTTTCAAAAAACTCATCTTCATTTTTAGCAGTGAGATTAATGGTTAAGGTGAGACTACGCTCATCTACTTTTGGGGTAGCGGCTATTACACGCTTGCCATGTTCTAGTCTTGATTTATTCTCTATAAACTCTTTATTAGGAGGAGGAGTCATCAATGCTGATAGAGAAGATGTATCCATACTGATTCCCCAATTATCATAGGAATCTTTATTATTTATAAAAAGTTCACCTTTGGGCATATTATATATATTTTACAGTTTAGAATTAGCGAGTAGAGAGTCCTTTAGTATTAATTCTTACTTCGGATATATCAGTCTTTATATCATTTAGCAATTTCGTATATTTGGCAATATCATCTAAATAACTATTTGTTATGACATGCTGGGTTAAAATGTTGTTGAGCACTTCATTTCCAACAGACGATATACTTGTGAGAGAGTTTATCCCCATAACGACAGCTATCATTTGATTCTTAATCTCCTCTCCGGCGATCTGAAGAGCAGTGAAACGACCGCTCAACTCTCCGACATCCTCATGTGTCATTTCGGTGCCAAAGCCTTTCTTGGAAGATTCCTGAGAAGTAGACGTACCACCACCCACTATTTGTTCCCATGCCTTTCTGTCTTCAAGGGCGCCATTTACGATAGTATCCCATCCTTCTCTTAAGTCCTTAATATCAGAAGATGTAATACCTCCTTCTTTACCCATAGCAGCAGAAAAGGATTCATACCATTTCCTTAATTCATCTTCATATCCCTTCGCGAACATTTGAGTGAATACAGCCTTTCGCATATACTCTCCAAAATTATCAGCAAAGTCTTTAGATGAAGCATCCATGTCCATGAGAGTATCTATGAAGCTGTCAAACAGGCTATCGAATGACGTCTGAGTCAATTGTTCTTGAACGGCTTTCTGAATGTCTTCTATTCTCTCTCCACCTTCAATAATCTTATTGAGGTAGTTTTGAACATCTCCATCCAACTTAGACCAAAATCCAGGAGCTTCCTCTTTTAACTTTTCAAGCTGTTCAGCCGTCAAGTCAAAGAGACCGGAAAGTCTTCCTCCTATAAAATCCGGATCTTTGCCGATTGACTTAGCAAACTCGTCCCATTGATCCCATAATTCCTGACTCATGCTATTGCGAATACGAACACCAATAGAGTGGGAACCGGCAGATGCGCCAGATTGCAATCGTTCTCTTCCTAATATTTTATAAGACTCAATGCTTTTGTTTGCTATTTCAATAGCTTCATCTCCCGCTTTAGCAGCTTCGGGACCATAAGACATATCTATGTATTCTTTTTTCTTATCAATTAACTCATCCCATATTTCATTTAACTTGTTATACTCATCAACCATTTCATTGTAACGAGAATAGTCAGCACCACCAAAACCGAATAATCCGGCAATAGTATTCCCAACGCCTGCCAAAACGCTAACTGCACCTGTGATAGCACTAAAAGGTTTGGTTAAGTCTATTCGTTCCAGCCCACTCATTACCTGCCCTATACCATCCAAAGTCTTGCTTATGGTTTCTGGAACCTTTACCCCAAAGTTTTCAAGCATCCCAACAACGTCATTGCCAGCATTTACAACCTCCATACCTTTTTGCCCGATAGAATTTGCCGCTTGAGTTAACTTAGACAAGGCTTGTTGTCTGTTAGATTGAGCAGCGGCCAAGTTATTTTCTGCTTGGGTAAGAGTCAGTAATCTAGTAGTTAATTTTCCGTTCTCATCGGTATATACTTTAGTTATTACCTCTCCTCCCTGAATAACAGTATTTAAATCCTCTTGAGCCTTGATTACCGCAGATGTAGCATTACGATAATTATCTGCACTATTTTTCAGTTCTCCCAAGGGATTACGTACTGTTATTTTTAGATCAATTTCTTTGAAGGCATCTTGCAACGCTTTAAGATCAGTAGGTTTTATATCTTTAGCTGCTTTATTTATAACATCTTTCAGGTTATCACGCATCTTAACCAGTGCCTCAGTAGACTGAGCATCAAGGTTTCCGAATATGTTTGCAAAATTGATAGATGATTTTAGTTCTTCAAAGCTAACTTCCTTCAGTTTATTTTCTTTCTCTTTTTCCAAGGACTTCTTAGCGCCCTTGGTGGTAGCTTCACTGATTTTAAGGTTATATTCTTCGTTTATGGCAGCTTTTTTTTGTTGAAATGTACCATATTCTTTAAGATATTCATTCCAGTATTTCATTTCTTCCTGATAAGGATAAATATCTTGTCGTAGAATAGTATTATTCAAAATTTTATCAAAAGCGGCCGTATCTACTTTCACTGTAGACGGATCAAACGTTCTCTTCTTATAGTCCTTAGTCTGCTTCGCCCGCAAATTTTCCTGTTCATCAAAAGCCTTTCGCTGGAGCTCGATCTCCGTTCGGATATAATCTTCCCGTTGACGTTCTAAGTCTTGTATCTCCTTCTTGTTATCCAATTCACGTTGTGCACGAATCTTGGCTTCTCCCTCTGCCATAGCGTCAATACGAGACTGGGTAAGTTGATTCTCCAGATATTGTTCCTTGCGCTTCCTTTCGGTTGTTTGCTTGTCTAATAGTTCGGAGATTTTCTTTTGCTGGTCTATGATGGAGTTATAATTATTGATAGTCTTAGAGTCCGAATACTTATCTATTTGTTTTTGCGCTTCTTGTATTTGTTTGGTGTATTTATTCCATTCTTCTGAATTCTTTTTAGAAACATCCAAGGCATTACGGGCATCTTCGGCCTCCTTTTTCTTTTCTTCCCAATATTTTTTATTCTTAACAGCGTTTAGACGGGCTTTTTGTAAATCCTCTAATGCTGAAACATATTGTTTTATTTCATTTGTTTTAAATTCTTGATTACTATCAAACCATTCCTTGCCCATATTTTGAGACAAAGCGTCCTTATAGGCTTTTATTGAATTCTTTAGTTCATCATCAGACATTGATTTTGCACCAGATATTGAGTTGTTTATGTAGTCAGAAACAACTTTTTGACGTGTAATTTCCCTTTGCCTTCTTAATTCTTCTAGCTTTGCTATTTCATCATCAAAAGCCGACTGGTCATTAGTACGCATACGGTCGATATATTCTTCCTGACTTTTTATACGCTCATCATAGCTTTGTAAGTCTACTTGATTTTGATTGGCTTTTTTATTTGCATCAAATTCTGCAAGTTCTTTTTTTAACGCTATAAGATTTTTTAGATGCCCTTCTTCATCAATATATTTTTCGATTATGCCGGGATATATTTGTTTCAACGTCTCAATAGCTCCAACCCTATCCATTTGAGCTGTAGTCTCATTTTCTATTGAATTTATGAGTTCATCAACTTTGGCTTTATGTTCTTCTTCCCGTTTTGCGGCAGCTTCTTTGGAATCATTGTATTGTCTCTGCATACGTTCTACTTCCGTTTCACGAGTATAGAACTTATATAGTCCATAAGTTGCAGCTCCAACAGCAGCTGCGAGTAATACATAAGGATTAGTCAATGTTTTACCTACACCCTTCAGTGAGGAAATGATATTCTTTTGGATCAGAGCAAACATCTTTCCACGTGCCGCAGCTACTGCCATAGAATTAGACAATGTAATATTTGCAGCTGCAGCTAATCTTTTTTCTACAACAGCTTGCCTTAAAAGCATGATGTTAACTCTTTCTGCTATATTCACAGCTACAAGGGCAGCTTTATATGTTCCATAAGATGCTGCAATGCTTGCAATTACTACGCCTACTTTCTCATAATTTTCAATAAGATAGGAAACTCCGGATAAAGCATCATTAATAATACCTTCATTAGCTTTCCCTATTTCATTGAACATGGTAGAAATTGCGTCCTCTATATTGGAAATCTGACCAGTGATTGTCTTAGACTGTTCTTGCATAAGGTTGTAGAACATTCCTCCCTCATTTGTAAGGTTTTGGATGACTTTCTGGACTTCCGGGAATCCTACTTTCCCTACTTCAACTAAACTTTTTACTTTTCCTTCGGCTACTCCGAATACTTTTGCCAATTCGCGAATCATAGGAATACCACGCCCGGTGAATTGATTTAGGTCTTGTGTATATAGTCGACCTTGGGTCATAGTAGTTCCATAAAGATAAACGATGTCTCCGAGAGGTTGAGATAGACCAGCTGCAATGTTTCCTAAACGTATCAAATCGTCATTTACGTTTTCAGCATTTTCTCCATAAGCAAGAAGTTGTTTAGCTCCATTTGCTACGCCTTGAAGGTCAAAAGGAGTGGTAGCAGCCGTTTTTACCAATTGCTGCATGAGGGCATTCGCCTTATCCTCACTGCCAAGCATTGTCTTAAATGCAACTTCCAATTGTTGAAACTCACCGCGAACTTGAGCAATATTTGAAATCAACTCTTTCGCTGTAAATCCCGCTCCAAAAGCAGCAGCAGCTTTAGTCATACGGTTAAATAGATCTTCAATACTTAACCCACTTTGTTCTATTTGTTTAGAAGTGTTTCTTACTCCATTCTCACATTCATGTAATTTGCGTATGAAGTTGGAGTTATCGCCAGTGATATCAAAGTGTAATCCAGCCATAAGTCTTTTCGATAGAAATAGTTCCGTGCAACATTACACGGCAATACAAAGATAATAAAAATGACGTAGTTAGTGTCATTATCATAAGAAAAACATATTTAATACATTATTTTTTTATCTTTAATTTTGTTTGTATTGTTATATAAAATACATTTGTACAAACGTTATTGTAAAACTGTAAAAATATGGATTTCAAGGATCAAATTTTACAACTGTCAGACCGTATAAAAAAACAAAAAGATAGCATATCTACAGAAGAAGCCACAAAAAATGCTTTCATAATGCCATTGATAGCTTCTTTAGGGTATGACGTCTTTAATCCTTTCGAAGTTGTTCCGGAAATGGATTGTGACTTAATCAGAAAAAAGGGAGAAAAGATTGACTATGCTATAATGAAGGACGAAAACCCGATACTTCTTATAGAGTGTAAGCATTGCAAGCAGGACTTGAATCTGCATGACACCCAACTACAAAAATATTTCGTAGCCTCTAAGTCTCGCTTTGGAGTTCTCACCAATGGCATAGAATACCGTTTCTATACTGATTTGGAGAAGGTTAATATCATGGATGAAAGGCCATTCTTAGTTGTAAATATGCTAGATCTATCTGATGCAGACATAGAACAACTAAAAAAGTTCCACAAATCTTATTACAATGAAGACAATGTTCTTAGCACAGCAAATGAATTAAAATACACAACGGAAATAAAGGAAATTTTCAACAAAGAAATACAATCTCCTACATCTGATTTTGTTAGATTCTTTGCAAAACAAATATATACAACTGGGCAAATCACACAAAAGGTAGTTGAAATGTTTACCCCACTTGTAAAAAAGTCAATGTCTATTGTAATAAATGATATCATAGCTGAAAGGCTTAATACAGCAATGAAAAATGACGAACAGTTCGAAGACACAACTAATCTTTCTAGTAATTTAGCTAATCCCCCCAAAGAAAACGCAGAAAGCAAACTACCTGAAGGAATAGTTTATATGGACAAGGAAGCAGGGATAGTCACTACACAAGAGGAAATGGATGCTTATAACATTGTGAGAAGCATACTTAGACGTAATGTAGATGCTTCACGAATCACCTATAAAGACTATAAAAGTTACTTCGTTATAAGCTTAGACAACAGCCAATGGTATTGGATATGTCGTATTTCTATTGGAACTAGGAAGAAGCAAATAGGAATACCAGTAGATAACTACAAAAGTTGCGACTGGATTCAAATTGATAGCATAGATGACATATTCAAATATGCGGATAGACTTGAAGAATCGCTTAAAATAGCAATGAGAGAATAATAACCAACAAATTATGAAGAAGATTTCATTTTTTATCATAGCAATAATTCTATTAACAAGTTGTAGTTCAAATGAAAGTCCTATAGATGAACCAGATCTTCCAAAATACCAAATCGATAGTGCTATCCCGATAGATGATCTAAAACTACAAGCTTATATCTTTGAAGGAGATTACTATATAGAGGCTATTGATGAATCAGGGAACAAGGTGTTTACCATCAAAGATAAAGCAGAAAATTATACCCATGATCTTGGGTTTGGAGATAAGAGAGAATACATAGTCAAAGGGTGTTTCCTTCAAAGTGCCTTGAAAAAGGATGATTATCTCTATATATTGGTAAGTTTATACGCAGATATAGCTTATCACCCACATAAATTTATCTTGAAAATAAAAGATGGGAAGGTTGTTGAAAAAGAATATTTTGACAAAGAATATTATTCTGGTTTTGAAGAAACGATCTTCTATCCGGAAGCAATAGCAGATTGGTATGGAGAATACATTGCCATTTATAAAACTGCAAGAACAGGAATTTATGAAATTGGAGTATTGGATAGTGATTTAAAGCAGACGATTGGGAATAATGATCCAGGCGCTGAAAGATGGGTTAAAGAAATTGAAAGGAATAATTACATACCTATATCTTACAATAATATGGTATACATCTATGACAATATGGTTGTGTGTGTTGACATTTCAATGTATAGATATGATAAATATCTAATTTGGCAGGTCCCCATCACCGATGAAGAGATAAGAGTCAACAAATCCACATATTCATTAGATGGAGATAACGTAATATTAGACATTGAAGCCACTACTAAAATAGGAGAAAAAAAGAAATACCATCTGATATTAAATAAGGATACTGGAGAAATAGTTTCCTAATTAGATGATTATATAATTGTTCTATTTCACCGATAAATCACGGGAGTTTTTGTATAACCCTCGTGATTTTTTTACCTTTTATTTCTAGCTTTTGTTCTATTTGTCGCATTTAGTCCCATCTCATAGCTTTTATCTTTTCCATGTTTTTCGGGTCGTCTGCATTGACAAATGTCCTGTCATTGGAAATACGGGCTTCTTTCTTTTCTTCGTCAGTAAGATATACGGAAGTAATAGCATCTGCCATCAACATTTGAAGAAATGAAAAACTAATTTCCCATACAATCTGCTGTGGAATCATGTTGAGTTTTTCACATGCTGGTAATATTAGAGAACCAAATACGCTTTTACCGCCAAAAGTGATGGAATTGCCTTTCTTGTTTTTTATCATTGAAACTTTAGCTAGTTCTTTACGTTCCCGGTCAATTCCGAAATATTTGATAAACTCATCCGTGTTATCTTTAGTAAGAACCATAACAAGAAGTTGCGCCATTTCTTCATTTGAAAGATTTTTCCTCAAAAACTGGCATCTACTATTTACAATTCTGTTATTAAATAGTTCTTCTTTCTTGTTGAGCGTATGGTAAGATAATAGCTGGCAAACAGTCTCTTTTTTTTCTTGGCATAATCTTAATGCTTCCATATATGGGTTTGCTTTAATAATATCAGCCTTCATATCAAGGCTTTCAATGAGCCTTGAAAGTAGATATGTTTTACCTAATGTTATTGGATATAGATAAAAATGTCGCTTATTAACCCGAAAACCGTATGGCCTTTCCATTATGGTATCAGCAATATTCATTTCTATTATTTTTCGATCTTCAATCATATACTATTACCTTTTAGAAAACAAATTGGCTATCTTCACAGACCACCTATTTCAGATTCGAACAAAAAGCCTAGAGCGGACTGATGGACCTGCACCATCCCCTTCACTCTGGTAGAGCGACGCACGCCTGTGTGTGCTTAATCCGCAAGTGTGCATCTATAAAGCAGATGCACAAAGGTTTAAACTATATCTATTGTAAATTATCCGCCTAAGCCGGAATTGGGGGCGACTTCAAACTTGTCTCCATCACCATCTTCGTCGTCCGGGTCACACTCTATTTTTGTAATAGATGATCCTGTTGTAGGAGTAACAATAATTTTACCCCATTGAACTTGTTTCTTTTCAGCGGCATATTTTAAAGCGTCAAATGTATATGCCCACACACCACCATCTGCACTAGTAAACGTATCTTCAACTGACACTGTTGTCTTTTCCATACAAAATCCAGGAACTTCGGGATCTTCCGGTTGTAGTGCAACAGCATAATTGTGAGCAACTACGCCATCACTGTCGTTGATAGGTCTTTTGCGGCCTTTTGCTGCACGTATGTTGAGTACAAGGGCATAGGTGTTTTTACCATACTTGACATCTTCATTTTCTCCACCTTCAATTTTGGCTTCTTGTTTGTCGCCTTTTGTTGTTGTCAACTGTGTGGAATCTTCCACGGGTGTAGGAAGCTCTTCCCATTTGGGCGAAGAAGCATCCAAGTCTTTTACGAAAATTCGGGGTTTACCCCATCCGATTACTGCCATAGTTCTATATCACTTAATATAGTTAATACTTATTCGTTATTTATCTCAATGTACAGTTTGTTATTAATGAAATGTTCTGTATGTCCGTCCTCAAAAGGTGTATTTGTAGGACTGGTTTTTTGGCTACATTTTGATGGGGTTGTGTGGTATTCATCTTTTCGTATGGAGATAAGGAATTTGCATAATTCACACAGCTTACCTACGCGTAGAGTATCTTTTTCCCACGCCTTTGTTTCCGAATTCCATAGATCACGGACATACACATTGACATTAACATAAGCTCTTTGGATTTGGCCACATCCTTCATTGGCAAGTACAGATATAACAATATCCTCTTTGTCTGACTTGTTTGGTCTTCCTCTATCACTTAATTTGCCGGTAACATTCCTTTCAAGGTCTGTGCCCTTAATTTTGTGATAGACAAACTTAGCTATTTCAATGTCCGATTTCATTTAGCAATCTGTCTTTTTAGTTTCTCAAGCATCTTGGGAACCTGGTCTATTGCCCATAATTCCGTTGATGCAAGTACGTCCTTATTATCCTTCCTTTCCACATATTCAGCATAGTTCATTCCAGCAACTATAACAAGTACATAGTCACTGGAATACCTCTTAACAAGTTCCTCTGCCAACTTTTTACCTACAGTTACGCCTTCCGAGCCTTGCTTTATCTGATTAAAGTCTGAGTATTGGATAATACTACCGTTATAAGCTATTACATAGCCAACTGAGCTGCGCAGGTTACCGGACTGGTCGTACCAACTTTTATTACCGCCTCTATTACGTACTCTTGAAACGCATTGTTCCCCAAGGTAAGACAAAGCGCGTATTGTTAGCCTTTCAACCCGATTTGCTTCTTTCATAAGAACCTTATGAATTTCATCCAGCTTGGTAGTCATTCTTATGCCCATAATACTAAACCCAAATTTTGCACTGAAGTTGGTAACGATGGAAACCTTTTACTTCAAATTCCCTTTCAATTCCTCCGAGAAGACTTATCTTAACCCTGTCACCAATAGTAAAGGTTTGACAATTGCTTGGAAGACATACCGTATATGAATAGCTTCTTACAACACCATCCTCAAACTCTCTTTCTTCCGCCTTCCCAGAAGGCACGGCATCACAAGGAATTGAGCCTTTCCATTCAGATGAACCTGGATGATAATTTCCATTTTCATCTTCATAGCCAGGAACAGCTACTAAGTATTGTAAACGGTGTGGATTTCTATTTATTACTGCCATACTACAACAAACAATCTCCTACATATACCATTGGTTTTGCCTCCAGTTCTACCGAAGGCTCACCAATAGTATTGTAGATGGAGTTAACACGTAATAATATACGTTCTTTATCTTTATCGGACAAAGCCCCAAAGGACTTGTCTGCCTCAGAGAAATTGATAGCCTGAATCAAAGACCAAAGACAATCAGCCAATGCACCCTGATATTCGTTAGAATGAGCTATATCACAGCTAAACTCATCGTATCCATTGAGTTTACGTTTGATCATTACATTCTCTACAAAACCCATTGGAATAGGATAATGTATTTCGTCTATGAGAGCTTGCTGAATTGTCTTCATTGCTTACGATGCTTTATGAGATTCAACGGCCTTTTTCAATGCTTCTTCGTCTGCATCGTTCAATCTGTTGACTGCTGCAATGAGTTTGTCATCAGAAACAGTAGAAGTCAGATTCTTGCCTGCAATCTTGTTATATTCCGTCACAAACTCCGGCTTTTTGTAAGTTGCTCCCCAGATTGTAATCTTAACGTCAGAAGTATCTTTTTCTTCTTCTGTGGTATTTACCTCTTGAGCTTCTAGAATATCCAAAGAGTAGATTTGATCTACATTTTCGATAACCGGTAAGCAAATAGCCTGTCCGTTTGTAAATTCCTGTAACGGATCTGTCTTAGAGTAACGGCTAATCAACTTGTATTCATCAACGGTAGTATATTCAACTCCATTAACAGGATTAGTCGCTTCAGCCAAAGTTCCCCATACAAAAGAACCTACATTATCAGCAGAAGGGAGAAATATCAATTTATTCGCATTCCACGGTTTATAAGATACCCTTTTACCGTTCTTTTCATAAGTTACTGAACGGTCAATTTTCAGGAATGAGATACCGTTATATTGGTCAGAGAACGCTTCATCAAATAATGTAGAAGTAGGTACAGGCAGCTTAGTATCATTATCAAAGGTTTGACCTCGATAATTTGCAGCTAGTTCTTTAGCCCATTGAGACTGACGCATTTTGTTATATGTAGATAAAGCCAGCATAATAACTGAAATACTGTTATCATCATCGTTAGCTTTACTTATAACTCTTTCAATATCATCTCCTGTAACTTCACCAGTAGTAACAACACCAAAGCTATGTTTTGGCAAATAACCATAATCAATACGAAGACCTATACCAGTATTTTTATCATCATCACCCTCAACAATGATGATGCCATCGGAGAGTCCTGTAAGGAAATTTGCTTCATTTCTCTCATCAATACCAATAGAGCAAGCCGTTCCATCGTCTAACATGCGAGTGATTATGCGGTTAAGGACAGATTTCTTAGCTGCATCCGTGCTGGCATTGGATAAATGAGCTCTCATAATGTTGATGGCATTAATTTGAGTCTCTCTTAGAATCTTTTTAATTCCGATCTTAGGCAATTCCCCGTTTGACCGTGCGATAGAATCTCGCTTTTTAGGTGAAAGCGGAGAGTCCATAGCTACCATATCAGCAGCTACATATGTAGTATTAGCAGATGTGCCTTCCCATTTTTGATCAGGAGAATATACCTTAGTAAGCATCGTTTTGTGAAGATAGGTCAAATTCTTGTTTGTTCCATTGATCTTTTCTTTCACATATAGACTCAATTTAGGCCATATTCTTCTTACAAATTCAATAAATAATGATTCATTCATCTTTCACCTCCTTTTAATCGTGTAAAAAAGTTAGTTGTGGCAATGCCGTTTTTAATGCAGCCTTGATGCTGTCAATAGGATAAGGACTTGCCACGTCATTCACTTCGCCAGCATACATGATACCAACGAATGGTTTGTCGGCAGGCTTGGAACAAACAACAACACCAACATATTCATGATTTCCTGGCAATGATTCGTAGGCTGTACCTGCTGAATTAACAGGCATTGGCTTATAAGTATCGTTTTCTGTATTGCGGATAACAATGTGCCCAGCTTTGATCACAGACTGTTTAAATCCAGTCATATCTAGCGTCCGACCATTCATAATTCCGCCTAAATAGTTACGAATAACAATCGAATCCATTCCGGTTAAGATTGTTTCTTGTTCGTTTACTAAATCAGCTTTTGCGCCCATTTTTAATTTGCTTTTGATTAAAGACCATTAGCTATTGCTATGACCTCTTCATCGGTTAATAATTCATCTTTTTTTTGCTTCTTACTTCCTGCACCTGGAGGATTACCTAAACTAGAAAGTCCCGCGTCGGCACGCTCCTGGTTGTAAGATCTCAAATCTTCCTCAACTTCGGAATAGAATTCTTCAAACTCTTCATCGTTCTCAAACTTCATCTTATTGAAGGATTTCAAGGTACGAGTGCCGAATGTACCAGCGTCTTTCAATAAGGATTCAAGCTTTTCTTTACGTGTAGTGGTAACTTTTTCACCTTTCAATGCTGCGATTTCGTCATTCAGTGTTTGTACTGTCTGAACCAAACCTTTAGCCCATTCCGGAGTATCATCATTCTTTCCTCTGTTTTTGGGATTTTTGGTATTTGAACCAGTTTGACGTCTTTGATTGTTCGAAGATCCGTCGTCGTCATCATCGTCATCGTTGTCGTCGTCATCTGTTTCAGGGTGATTTTTCTTCCATTCATCAAGCAAGCGATTGGCCTGTGACTGGCCGAAAGGTAAGTAACGTAGTGCAGCTTCAATCTCTTTATCGATTTCGGCATTTACGTCTTCATCTGAGGCATCTTCTGCGGAGGTAAGGTTATCGGCAATCTGAGCAGCGATACCCTTTAGCTCCTTTTGACTGAACCCCAACGCCTTCGTTTTAGGTTTCAGTTTCAAAAAAACTTGCTGTTTTCTGTCCATTGTACAATGTTTTAGTTACTAAAATAGCCTGCATAGCACGTATACCAGCAGACTATTCGCTAGAACTTTACTAAACATTAGAGCAATGAGTCTTTACGACAAGTTCTGTGGCGTACGTCTTCATACGCATCTGATACAAAGGTAATAAAAGTGACATTAAAAATGCCACTTTTCATGTTAAACTATCATAATAAACTCACGAACAGCAGTAATCTTGTACCTTGTGCCGTGAAACTAAGTGTAATTGCATCTCAGTGGTTATTATTTAAGATATAACGGGTTATCCTTTAAAAAATATGGCAAAGTGCCTTTCTTCTTTGCGTCTACTATGCGTTTCGAATTTGTGCCAACCCACTGTTTGAATGCATCCGGCACATCCTTGACTTCATTCACGCTTTCAGTTGTGGAATCACTACGCCCATCCCATTCCCAGAATTCTTCTTCTGTTTTGAGGATAGGAACTTTATAACATAAGTCATTCGGGTGCCATCCTGTCCATGTGAAATCTTTTGGATATTTACCTGCAAGAGTATCACAAATGTCTCCATGAGGCATACGACTATGATGTGATGAGCTCAATTTTATTTCGTATCCTACGACAAAATCCATCTGCTTCCAACGTTCATTTTCGGCTGTTCTATAAGCCATGTTTATTTCTGAACGGGCTAAACGAATAGATCTGTACTCACAATCTTGTATATGTTCCGCACTTCCATATTTGCTTTTATAATCTTTTTGCAGTGATGGAAAATTAAGTAAATACTTGCTTATTTGCTTACTCAACGTAACAGCACTAGTTCCTTTTTTAATAGCGCATGAGATTGCAGCCTCCAATTCTTCTTTGTAGATCATAGATTGCTGCCAAAGTTTTGCAGATATATTGAGCCCTTTATCTTTTCGACTCTGGAATGCTTTCAGAGCATCTGAATTTGTTTGATACAAGACTTTATATTTCTCTCTATCAACTTGTGCGTTATATGCTTTTAATACTCTGTTTGCTATCAAATCCTGTGCTTCATTACTATTTTTCCATTCTTCGGTCGTACCGCGATAGATAATTGCGTTTATATCTTCTACGAAATGTCTTTGTATGTCGTCAATTTGTTTTTTAGTTTGAGGATAGTCAGACCATTTAAACGGTTTATCACTATCGGAGGAATATTGAGTGCGTGAAACAGCCTTGGCTGCTTCCAAATTCAGTGTATCGTATATTTGCTCAACGAGGGATACATATCTGCTTAATCTCTCGTTGAGTTCTTGATACTTCTTTTTCTGATTTGGAATCTTAGGCTTTGCCATTATTTCATATACTTTTTATCTTTGCTGTCTGTGGATATAGATGATGTTTTACAATAATCTTACCATAGATCGGACAATCTTGAACCACATATTCCACTGTAATGACTTTTGCATGTTTTTTCATATTTATTCCTCCAAAATTCTATCAGGTGCCGGCATTTCCAATAACCGAATAGCTTTAATTGTTTCCTTACCCTCTAATATAGCTTTGCATAAACGATGATAGCCATCAGCAATTTGACCTACTTCATCAAGAATAATAGGGTATTTAAGAGAACATTGATTCACTCTTTTGCATTGGAAAATGAAACTATGAAGCTGATTACACTCAAATGGCTCAGCGGTAAGGTCTATATTCCATAGTGGCATATTAAGCACTGGGTATTCTTTTGCTTTTGCAAAGTCGTAGAGTGTTTGGGCTTTCCAAATCTTATTTCCACGATGATATTCACTTTCAGCAAAAGTTATATTATCTATTGGAACTTTCATACTATTCTTTCTTGATATATACTTTGATTTCACCGGTAACATGAAGTGCGTCACCGACTTTTTCAACATAATATTCTATCAACCCTCTTTGAATGATAGAGTTTATAATCGATTGGCGGACTTCATTTTTTACTTCTTTGATAAGCATTTCATCTGATTTCCGATTAGACCAACCTTCGTCAAGTTTCATCTTCTTACGATAATCCTTGATTTCTTTTTTAGTACGGACAAGACAGATGCCTAACTTCTTGGCTTCGTAATTATCAATCCTTTCAATACTCCTCAATCGTTCTTGTGGATTGATCTTCTCTGCCAATCTAATAAGCCAATTTGATATTCTTTTCTTCATTATATTTAATTTAAGCCAGCTGCACAAACATATACTTACGCAGTCTAAACCTTTTCTACAACTTGGCAGATAGGCTATAAACCTTCATCTTCATAAGCCATTTTTGCACTCATGACGCCTACCTCACTTACTATTTTGACGGACAGCCCCTTTTGTACGTCAAGCTCAAAAATAACATTGTCATTAAATTGAGTGGAAGAGTATTGGTACAATAGTGCATACTCCATTCCTTCTATCTTTGCGTATATAATAAGCGTCCCATTTTTTTCTCTGTCTATCTGTATTGCACATTTACCAACAGAAATAAATTCACAGGAATAACCCTGTTTTTCTTTACTAAATTTTAGTACATCAGTTTTTGCCATAATATTTATATTTTAGATTGTTATTCCGATTGTTCGAATATATTGCTTATCCTGCTTTTGGAAGCCTCTGCATCTTCTTTTTGAATTTGGGAAAGAGTTTCTTGTGGATCAGTAGAGATACCTAAGTTTTTGATGGCTTCTAATTGGCTGACAACTGCCTTTCCGCCACTTGCCGTAACCCACTTTTCTATTTCTGACTTTTCATCATTTTGAATAAACGGAGTTATGACATGCTCAACCTCAACATTATCTACTTCATCTTTCCAAGAAACATTCATCATTTTCAAGAAAGCTCTGATTACGCTACATTCACGTTCAAACGTTTCTATCCATGCACCACTTTCATCTCCAACCTTTAAATGAGCGTCAGTAAGTAAAGTCTGCCTTGCATCAAATCCAATATTGCCAAGAGACTTCATGTTTTCAAAGGAAATATCCGGCATTTGGGATTGTGACCAGAACAGTTTAACAAGGGTGTCTACATGGTATTTTAACGCCTCGATAGATTGCGCCCATGAAACATAAGACACATCCCCGTTTTGTTCTACGCGGTAAACTCTACGGCTTTCTCCTTTATCTTCTCCTCCTTTCATGCCACCAGCTATTTTTAGGATAGGAGCGGAATTATATGCGATGACATCGCTATTACGTGACAGAGTATATTCGATTTCTTTTCTGATATAGGAAAGACCGTGATAAATGGGAACAGGACGATAGGTGTAGACTCCAGGGATTTTCATAATAACGACCGGTTCTAATTTTACTAATTCCCAGCCGTTTCCCTGTTGTTTCCATTTATAATGGATGTTTGACGTGTATGTTTCAAAGAAAGTAACTTCTTCATTTTTCACCTTTCTAGTGTACTCAAAAGACATTGCGATCATATCACCAAGTTCATCAAGTAAAGGATATAACCTAACACCGTCCATTGGTGAATAAGTTTTGCATTTTAGCTTATATTTACTTTTAAAGCCATATAGAGTGTTGGGACTCTCGACCGTGTACCAAATGGTGAACACTTCACATGAAGCAAAGTAAGCATTGCCTCGCTTAATATTTTCACTATCAATACGAGCATACTTATATATCGCTTCAATTGCTTTCACAATACTTTGGCGGGTTTCATTATCTTCTATGTTATGATATACACGTTTAACCGGAATAGCGAACATGAATTCAGTCATTCGCTTGGTGAGAAGTTTTTCAAGCCCTATATAGATACGCGAAGCTCTCTCTGTATCTCCATTAGAACGGACTTTGTCTTTACGAGTAACTGTGTCAGATACAATCTCATGCTCTGTAGGTTCGTAGTCTTTGAGAAGTTTATCCCATGATGGGACTGTTACAGACTTTTCTTTTAAATCGTTGATAATATTATCAACGGGCCGGGTATTGTCTAAGATAGCGGTAATTTCGTCCATAGGCTGTTCCGTACTTCTTCATACGGTGATTAGTTGAACATATATAAATACTCCCCCCAAAACCGGATAGCACAATACGCACTATCCGGAAACGTGAAGGAGCACGTTAGCATCAAATGCTACGGTGCAAATATAATAAAAGTGACTATAATAATGCGACTTTTAAGTAACTTTATTTTTATCTAATGCTTAGATACCTTTTTCACAAACTCACCACATGCTTTTAAGGCATCAGATAATTGCTTTAAATCATAATCATCTTGTATCTCAATAGTATACTTTGGAAATTTATTACGAATAAGCAATAATCTATCATTTTTATCATCTTGCCGAAACTCAAATACTGGTGTAGGCAAAGCTATCGAATACCAATGGGAAAACATATAGTCGCCCATCTCTGCCATGATGTGCGCTATTTCGTTGGCACAATTCGAGTTGTTCGCATACTTGCTATCATCAAGAATGGTAATCCTTTGAGTTTCGTTGAACTCGTGTTCTTTAAACTTACATACTATCAAGTTCTCTATATCAGTCAAGACCCACCAGTTTGGCAGGTCTTGACTATGTTCTAATTTAAATCTGTTGGTCATATTATTTATCTTCTATTGAATAATCGCCACTTGCAGCAGGCGCAAACTTATCTACGATTGTTCCAATTCTTAAAGCATCTTCATCTGAGATTTCAATTTGCATATCTTCATTACAAATCATTTCAATACTGTTACTTTCAAATATCTCAAGTAATTCACTGTTATTGCAATATAATATTTTCATATTCTTTGCCCGTCATGCCGATAGCACAGCTTATAAGATTAATTATTATTCTACTTCTTCTGCTTCAATCACATAGCTTCTTCCATCCCAATCGAAAGATCGGGTACCATCACTGAATGTAGGTGTAGCACCATCCACATACTTGCGTGAACGGATAACGGCAATACCCCAGTTGGCGGCGTATCCTACTTCTTCGTTGTCGGCATACTTTTCATTGAACATATCAAGAAGCATCTTATAAGCCTCTTTTAGAGTCAATTCTCTTTCAACGATTATTTCTGTCCTACCATTAAATTGGATGTCTCTGTTGGCAATGTAGCCATTTGTTTTTGCGATGATTCTGTAAGTTGCCATAATAAAAACAGTTTCTACGTGTGTCTCACGCCCGTGCGATGGGTATTAATTAGTTCTTTTATATATGTAAATATAGTAATATTATTTGGATTGACAAAGTATTTACGATTATTTTTTTATCATTTCTTGGATAAATTCAATCTTTCTTCACTCGTATAAGCTACTGCAAGACTTGTTTTATCATACCGTATCGTGACATACCTTTTGTCTATGGTATAGAAGTCGTACATAGTACATAACTTACCCAACACTTTGCCAGTTGCTTCATCAGTGGGGATTCGGGGCTAATCATTAAAACTAAATCTGCTTTCATAATCGTGTATATTATGATATCCAGAAATCTGTTGGATTAATTACATTAAAAAACCTGAATTGAGACCAAATCTAAAAACTAAAGCGTTGTTTATCTCTCGATCGGTAGGATTGTGATCAAACTCTTTGACGAAATCATTATATCTACCTCTTATAATGTACCTATCTGTTAGTATCTCTTGTCCTTGTCTGTCCACTAATGTACCAATCGGATGAAAAGAACAACTATCAAAATAATAATCGTCTTTATTATTGTACACCTTGTTTATTCCATTTTCTTTTTCTATCTTTGCCTCATCATCATGGAATTGGGTGGTTGTGGAGACTGCCCTTTTTCTTTTTTTCCATAGCCTACCTCCTTACTTCCTTGAAGCCTTTGCTAAATAAACAGCTGCCATCTGTTCACTTTCATCAATAGTATTCACTTTCCCCTGCTTCATCCATGCTTCTATTTCAGTACGATCAAAGTACAACTGTTTTCCATTAGGTTTGTAGTGCGGTATTTGACGATTACAGGTAAGTTTATACAAATGACTTTTACTAAGCCCAGTTAATAGCGATACATCATCCAATGTCAGCACGTTCTTTGCTGCCAATAAGGTATAAACTAAAATCTGATTAATCTTTTCTTCCATTGTTCTTGTTTTTATATGGAAGAGCCTTAATGCAGAACGTTGGTCGGTTCTGCCTATTTGCTCATTCAAAACGGTGTTACCAACTATCACCGTTGTAAGAACAATGCAAACATAAACAAGAAAATTAACCTAATATCAAACAAAAAAATAGCACTTAATAGCCACTTTATTTGTGTCTACTAAGTGCTATTAAATGCCGCTTTAAGAGTATCTAATTTTGTAATTTAGCTTTAATACCCACTATTTCATCAGATGTAAATTTATCGCCATTTATCTACTGGTGCAGATGGTGCTTCATTCTTTTCTAATAGAACTTTCTCTAAATCCTCTACTTTGGTGATGAGGTATGCTATTGCTTTAGGCATAGCTTCAAAGGTTATCTCTTCCTTCATTATACATAACTACTGGCTTCATTTAGGTTTTCGATTCCTGCCATGATAGAAAAAGAAAACCGCTACCTCGAATGAGATAAAGGTGCAAAAGAATAAACAAAACAAGCCTACACCCAGGTGTACACCTAGGTGTAAATATTAGTATTCTTTGTCAATATCTATTTTTATTATAGTCGCTTGTTAGCTTCATATAGATGTCGTTTACCCTTTGACAAAAGGCTGCTTGTATTTCTTTCTTGTCCATAATCTTATTATTTTAGTTCAACAAATGTATTGTTTATTGATATTATCAACCATTCTGATTCAGCCATTGTTCTCACATATTCTGCAAGGTTTTCCTCTGTTCCGAGGATTCGTTCAGTTGTTACACGTCTTGTTTTGGGATTCATCACTGTTATTGTCCAATCTGTTTTCATAATTGTGTATATTGCGCAGGGCTTTCGCCCTGCTGGTTAAACTTATCTTTTATCTATTACCAAATAATGGTCTGCTAAACACTTTACCCACTGTATTCTGTATTTCTTTGAAGCACATCTAAATTCAATGTCTCTTATAGCAGAAAGGATGTCAGACACGTTCTCATTATAATATTTCGCAAGTATAGTTAGTACGTGATAGCTTTCTTGTGGTGTAAAGTGCAAAGAACTTCTATATCTCTTTGCTGTCTCATATACTCTCTTTGAGAATGATTCAATAGTTTCAAAATCTTCTTTTCTATAATTGAAGAGGTCTGTTGCTTTCATTGCTCTTATATTTTAATTGTTAGTAATATTGGTTTCTTTTAGTATTGTAAAGATACTCATTATCAATGGATTAGCCAAATATTTACACAATTATTTTAGTCATAAAACACTCATAACCAAAGATTTAACTTTTGCTATAAACAAAAATGGCGCCGACTTTCACAAGCCAGCGCACATAAGAGCAATGAAAACACAAAAGAAGTGTTTTCGGCTACAAAGGTACTAAAAGAAACACAACTACAAAAAATCTTTGAGCAGCTCTTCATCGCTAATAAAGCTGTAATCCCTAGGATAGAATGTATTCGCTAATGCATCCATATAGTCAGGAGAACGCTTGATACGTTTTTTGATGTCTTCTTTAGCCTCAATGATAATCTTTCCATTACTAAGAAACTTCCATTTAGTTTCAGTCGCTTCTTCCATCAACTGATCACATGGGGGTAAAGCTGCACCAAATCCATTTTTAGGATTGAGCCAATCACGCAAAGCCCAATACAAATATGCTCGCATATTGGCAAATTCATATTCTCCGGTAATATCATGCAATCCATCCGCACCTTCTGAATATTTACATGAAAAAGCATTTGTAAATTCTTCCTCCAACAAACGAGAATAGACACCTGCACCCTCTCCTATCGTATCAATAAATGCTTTTGCTCCCTTCTTCTTTAAATATGGTATTGTCATACCTACTACATGCATGTGATCCGCACGTCCAGCAGATTGATGCACTTCAAATTGAGTAATATAGTTTCCATATCTCGGACAAAGCACACTATTGTCTCGTCCCATACCGGCAACGTCAACCCCTAACTTGCAAGATTTAACAGGAATGAAACCGTTTGCTTGTAATTCTTGCCAATTCCTGTTTGCTATCTCTATCCATTCATAAGGTATAAGTACATCTTCAGAAACTTTTGGGAACATACCAAGTACCTTAACTCGAAATAAATCATTAGGTCGGTATAGGCTACCTTCCCATTTGAAATCGCCTTCTCCCTCATTAAAGTCCGTTTGCTGAATGGGAGAGCACCAATTTATTACTTTGTCTTTTACCCATTCATAATCTACTTGACCTGGAATTATAACTTGTTTTTTTACCACATTCTCCGCATTAAGAGAACTAAGCCTAAACTTAGCAAAACGTTCTGATTTCATGGCTCTAGCTGCATATCCAGTAGTAATATTAGGATTAAACACTATGAGCATCCGAGAATTTCCCTGTAAGTTACCTTCTATCGCATTATAAACAATTTCGGATATACCTGATGCCTCCGTGATAACAAACATGGTATTTGCTGCATGAAATCCCGACCATGATTCAGTTGCGTTGTCATCTGCTTTAAATCCTGTCAAAAACCATTCTTCATAATCCGTTCTTATGTCATCAGCAACCAATCTGCCTGGACAACAAAAAGGAAACTTTGCCCTTGCTGCACGAATCAACCTTCTGATTTCAGGAGTCATAATATTTTTCACTTGCCTCCCTGTTGGTGCTGTCATGGCCACCTTGGTATTCCCAACAAGCACACCTTTTTCATTAAATCTAGGAGTAAGATACATAAAACACAACGAAGCACAGGCCGCAACAAAATCTTTTCCACGAGCAGTTCCACTTGCAACAGCAGTCATGGGGTTATGTTGGACAGACTCAATAATAGCTTGCTGCTCACGATCTAATCTTGCGCATAATGCATCACGGACAAATTTATTCCAATCCTTCGACCAATACGCTATAATTTCACTTATGAGTTTCTTTTTTTCATCCTTTGTCACCATTCTTATATGAACTGGTTAATGATTTTAAAGCATCTACCCAATCATCATTAGTAACATTTACATCTTGTTTATCTTTCCATTCATTTGGTCTACGATTTTTTAACCAAAATATTTGTGCTGTTGTATCTCCCGCGACATGCTTTTTCGTTTTCTTTACCACAGTCGTTTGACCAGATCCATCCTCTCCTATTTTCACCTCAGTTGTAGTTTCCTCAATATCATAGCCAATAGCTCGTTTATATAGAGCACTCTCTACCTTCATGTCGGCTTCGTCTTTACCTTCCTTCAACAAATCTATAACTTCAGGATGTTTCTTTAGTATACTTTTGAACGTAGTAAGTCCTATTCCAAGACGCACACATAAACCTTTATTGTCAGCCCCATTCCTACAGTCTGCTATAATAAGATCTTCCTTCCCTTTTATATATTTATCATAAAGAGAAATCTCCATTTTGGGCCTACCTCTCCCTGCCATATTATACCTCCTCTTCTTTCAGTTCAAGCAAAAAGGCTTTGCAAATATCAATCATACGTGCAAAAGCCACCGTATTACTTTTTATATTAAATTTTTTCTTAACCTCTGTAGCTACCTTAATAAATTCTTCATAGGAGCCGACAACTATCGAACTATTTGCAGATATTTTCTGTTTTTCTAGTTCCGCTAGAACAGCTTTGACATCATTGCTCCTGCTTTCAGTAAACAAGAACTTCATTTCGGTAAGCTCTATATCCCCATCATTAATAGAGACCGTGGGAATCTTATCCGTATCAATAAATTGAATGCCGTTAAGACCAGAAAACTCTCTTGCTTCAATAGTGCGCATCTCGCTATAAATCTCCTTAAGCATCTGAGCATCATCTTTGCCTACTAAAGCATTATGACTAAGCACATAGGCAATCTGCTTATCTTTATCAACCTCTTCAATATACAAGATTAGAATATATTCCAACTTAGCTTTAATAGCAGCTTTTAAGCGATGATTTCCCGACAAAATGAGATATTTACCGTCATTTCGTTTCATTGCAAACGGGAGCTGAGATAAAAAACCGTCTTCAGCCACATTTGCTGTTAGTCTATCTAGTGTGCTTTTTTCCATATAGTGAGCATTCTTCTCCAACGGAACACAATCGTTTATAGGGCTTACATATGCTAACTTATATGGAGCAATCAACTTGTTTACATCATCCAGTTTCCCCTGAATAAGATGAACATCTTTCACTTCTTGTATTTTTTCAACCATAATCTATATAAATCCTTTAATGAATCATCTAAAAAATTAGCAGAATACATTAGCTTGCCTTCATCTCGGCGTTCTAAATCAAATACTCCTCTATATTTCATTGAAATTGGGCTTGTTGTGTACACGGTAGTCTTCACTCCATCGTAGTAGTTAGCCATTTTCCGGGCAATCAGCATTCTTACATTATGAGACTTAACAAGCATGATCAATAATTTACTCAATCTCTGAGTATTTGAGTTTACAACAAAATCGCTTTGCATAAAAATCTGCTCAAGAGTAGAAAGTTTTTTGCTAAAAGAAGAAAAACCGAACGCTTTTCCATCAGCCATGAATACCAATCCCAAGTCCCCACCAGTTGTATAGTTAACCTTATTTGCCATGTAAAATGCTTTATAGTAGTTCACATCACTAACTGGGCATATCTTTGCTGATATTTCTGTGCTATCTGTAAATTCATAATCCATTGGCAAAATATGAATACATGATGGCTTTATATTTTTATCACGTTCAATGTAATAATGCTTATCCCGCTTTACACTAGAATAAGTGTATATCGGATTCTTACCAGGCCCCAAGTTTATCTTACCAACAAGGAAGTCGTTTATTTCCTGGAAATATCTATCAGAATAGATGATGTTTTCATCATTCTCAAGAAGACATTTAAACATCACCCCACCTTCTTTGGGGTCAAATACATTATAGGGAGCATGAGCATATCTAAAACTATCTTCTACATAGCTAAACATCTTCTCATATCCTCCTTTATAAGTGGGAGGAAAAGCAATACCTATCCCCTTACCTTTTTTACTTTTTAGGAAGTCAAAAAAATCGCCATAAAAGAAACTGCTTATATTAAAATTCAAAGCACCCTTTTCTAATTTCGATATGGTATTGTGATAATAAATGTCAGCCTGCTCTATAAACGAATTGAACATTTCCTCCTGATAATCATTCTTTCTTTGATGAAAGCCTGATACTCTCATGGCAAACATTACCTGAACAAGATTTTTATATCTTGTATCTTTCCAAGTATCAAAAACCAGACGTAATTCAGGATTTACAACTTCAATATCTGTATTTGTGTCAAGCAGCAGATCAGAAATTAGCTTAGAATATAGGCTTACATCATTGGAATGTACAGTATATCCCATGTTGGACATAATTTTGTCGGTCGTGAAATTACCGGAACATCCGATAAAAACATCTTTCTTTTCTACGCCTTTCATTATATCTTGAAGGAGAAGTTTTACTTCAGGTGGTGTCGTTCCTTGGAACATATCAGTATATTTTACAAGTTATGTATGACTTCATACACTAATTTAGATTTAATGCCCTCCTGGCGTATTCCAGGAAGGCTTAAATACAAAATCAACCATTTCTTCAGCTACTTGCAAGAACACTTATACAGTATATTCGGCTTCTTTTCAGTCGTGTCAGATGGCTATTTCCATCACCCCATAAACTGCACAAGTTTTTATGTTCTTGTTTTTGCTTATCGCTACTATAAGGGTTGAGGACGGACGGGATTTGAACCCGAACTATAAAGGTTAACCGGTATTTATAGCAGACCACACCGCCCATGTGCTGTTTTATTTGTGGTATTAAAAACAGCAAAAACTAACCACGCTCATTTCAATGTTTTTATTGAAGGAATCCGAAAATAGAGCGAAAAACAACGTTCCCCATTGAGAGATAAGCAGGAGTCGAACCTGCACAAGTATCGTCTGCTTTCTCGCTTTCGTCCGTAGATTGGCTATCCTACGATCTTTAAACTACTCAACCTGTTACTAACAGCACCGGTCTTGATGACATCCATTCTTATGTACACTTAGAATTTCCGTTCATTTAGTCTTAGCGCCCTATGACCATTTTATCTCTTAGTGGTGGCAGCAGGATTCGAACCTGCAGGTGGAGTTTTTGCGGCTTTCTGATTTTTAATTCAGTCATTCCTAAGATGTCTCGCAGGTTTCCGGTTTGGTTATTAACGGTTATCCTGGAATTTTGCACCTTACATCTTGATTAGCGTATACCAATTACGCCATACCACCAACAAATTTGCATGTCTTCCCACGCTGTAAGATTGACCGATACCAGAGTAACGCATAAAATCGAACTATGCACATCTACCATAATACCAATCAACCAGCCAGCTTGAACGACATTCGAGCGGAAACAGGGAATCGAACCCCACTCTTTGGCTGGAATGCCAACGCTCTGACCAATGAGCTATTTCCGCAATATGGCTGTCTGTAAAACGTTTATTAGAAAATCCACAGTATCGCCTTGTACTTCGGTTGTTATTTCTATCTTTGAGGTTGAAGTGGGATTCAAACCCACGAATAACGGTTTTGCGGACCGTTGCGTTAATCACTTCGCCATTCAACCTTTTGCTTGTCTATTCCAAGCTGCCAATGGTTTCCGTTTTCAATTGACGTGTGTATCCATAACCATAAAAAGCCTCACACATATCTTTAGAACAAACTTGCTTGTTCATACTTAGGTTCTTTCTTTTCAACAACTCCAAACTCTTTGATTTCAATGCCAGTCTTTTCGGTAAGCCATTTTGCAAGTATGTGGCGATGGCAGAAATCACCTGGTTTCTCATAGCAGCATAGAGCAACATCTTGGCCATCACTTAATGTCTTTATTTGCTCCACCACCTTCTTCGCATCTTGACTTTCAAGAATATTGTTGTATAATCTAAGATACTCATCATGGGAACATGCGGCACTTATCATATACCTTGTTGGAGCCACATTAACCATTTGTGGTACTCCACTAATAAATCTTGGCCGTCCAATAGCTACGCAAATAATTTTAATTCCTGCTTCTTTTAATTTTCGGCTATTACCGAAATAACTTGTGTAAATTTTCATTGCTCTTTTTTTATTTTTATGGTGTAAAGATACAAAATATGACATATAAAGTGTCACTTTTAGTCATAAATTTATCTAATTTGATGATTTTATTGTCTCAACCTTGTTACATTTCATCATATGGTCTGTCTCGTGCCACATGTTGAAGGTATTACCAAGGTAGTACTTGTGAGTTCTTGCTCTGATAGGTTAAAGGAGTAACAAACCAATCTTTATTGCCTTATCCATCCTTTAAATACACTTTTACAATTGTTTTCATTGCTTTTAATGCTAAAAATGTGGATCGATATAATGACTTTGGTAATGAAGCATAAGCAAAACACCGCCCTTGTACGCTTGCCCATCTGCCACCCAATATCCATTTCTTCTTTTAGTGAACACCTTTGCGCCACCTTCAAGTTCTGGTAAAATCTTATAATCACCAGCATAGTAGTCAACACATTCCGTTTGGTTAAATGTAACCTCAATCTTGCATGGAGAAATAACTTTGGTAACAGTAGCCGCTCTCCTATCAGAATAGTAACATATAGTACACCCTAACCCGACTTCAGGAATTAAATTTCTGATGGCTTCCGCCTGTTGCCTGTCTCTCTCTTCTCTCCATTCGGAATACTTAACCCCATCTGGACATTTTCTGTTTTCGATTTCTCTAAGGATAGCAAAACTTTCTTTGCTTGTTAATTTCTTCGATATTTTCATTGCTCTTATTGATTAATTTGTTATTTTTGATATGTAAAGATACAAATAATATATTGATTACAAGTATGTTAAGTCTAAAAAAACATAGAATTAAGTTTTATTTAACTATTTCATTATCAAGTACTTTGATGCAATAATAGACTTGCTTTTCTCTATTTCCTTGTCGGTATCAATTCCGAGTTGACGATAGAAAGAGGAATTACCGGAAAGGCTTTCTCTTGCTATTTTCAAGGTTCTTTTTTCTTCTTTGGTAAAGCCTATACGAAAAGTAGAAAAGATTAACAATGCCTCTTTTAAATTACCAGAACGGAACAATAATATCCCCTTACTTGTTTTTGTTTCCATTGTATATAGGTAAATCTTGGTAATATAATATATTTCTGCCACACATAACAAAAAGCCTATTTTCTTTAACATACCAATAATAGTTATACATAGGGTTCCAATTAGGTCGGCTATTCATTTTTGTGCAATATAATTTTGCTTCTTGAATCATAGATTCCCGCAATTCCTTCAATAAACGTATCTCAATATTCATGACTTTTTGTTCAATAAATTATCGTACCTTGCCCCAAATACGTTTGGTGCAAACTTGCAATATGATTCATTGCTTTTATTTTTTATGCAAGACTTTCATCCTGTTGATTAAACCTATACTAAGTGTATCTCTCTTGAAGGAACACCTATCATTGTCCATATTTTACCATCTTTCAAATAATCAACAGAATATTCAGTTTCAAAAGTGCATATATTTGTATAAATGCCGGATATTGTTCCTAAGATATCATCTTTCTTTGTAGTAACAACTACTGATTGTCCTTTCTTAAATTCTTCTTTTTTCATTGCTCTTATATTTTAGCTGTTAGTAATATTGGTTTCTTTTTGCACTGTAAAGACACTCATTTTCAGGTGTTTAACCAAGACAAAACAATCTAAAGCTCCTTTCTTAAACTTAGTTTAACTTATTATTAACCAAGCACCTAGTCTATCAATTTAAATTCATAAACAAAAACATAAGGATTAGATGCAAACATTCCTTTGCCTGAGACTTTATCTATCAGGGCAGAAAAGGCTTCTCTAGGACTTCTTTTCATATCTTGCCAACTAAACATCTCAAATCTGTCTGATAAATCATATTTAAAAACTGTTCCGTCTTTAGTATATTTTATAATCCCTTCTTTCAAACAGTCCGCTTCCGATATGTCCTGTAGGCGTTCGCACTTGACTCCGGTGATTCTGATATGTTTCTTGCAAGCAGCAGCCGAAACAAACATCTTGTTATTCCAGCCTGCGGAATGTTTCATAAAACCACGAATACCTAAGTCTTTGGGATCTCTATCTAATGAGTCTGGATCATACCCTAAATCCTTGTAGCTTTGTGCAATGGCAACTACTTCGCCAACTTTATATTTGGGGAGAATTTGTCCGCCATCAATCATACGTTCATCTTCGTCATACATACATATTTCAGTGACTTCACCAGAAGGTCTCTTACATACAAAATATCCTGCAACGTTTACACCTCTAAACTTTAAAGGATAAGTAACTATTCTTCTCGTCATGGTCTTCCGACCTTCTAATACAGCTTGTGTTAGGGAAAATTTATCGTTAAACATTATCTTCTTCATGATTCCTCCTTCCTATTATCGCTTTCGTTTTTACTTTGATCATCTATCTTTCTTTTAAGACGACCGTATTCCTGTTCAATGCACTTGCTTATCCCTTCTACATCTTCGTAACGTTCAGCCTTTATAAGCTCTCTTTTGAGGCTTTCAAGCATATTGATGTATGCAATGTCGTTACGGTCCGTTACATGCTGAATATACATTTGTATATCGTTCAGCTTATTCTCCATGCGCCCATGCCATTTGCTTATCATGATTAAGATAATGGCAACGGTTGTAGCATTAATAAAAAACAATGCTATTTTGATGATTAAGTCTAATACTTCATTTGCTGGCATGGCTATTCCTCCTTTCTCTCTAATCCGTTATTATTTGTGCATTAATTTTTCTTCAAACTCCGCAATGATACAGTCTGCATCACCGCCATGTACCCAATTCTCTAAAACGGAGGAAAGGATTTCAATTGCTTGTTCTTTCTCCCATTTTGCGCCAGCTTTAAATCCGGACTTATAAATAACTTGTCCAACTATATTATATCCTTCAGCTCCTTGTTTAGCGGCTTCTTCTAATGTCTGTTTCATAAATTATTTATCGTTTTTTAATTCTTTAATATATCCGTATTCAATGCACCAACAAAGCATTTCATAAACTGCGTCAATCAATGAACTGTCAGTAAAATGCTTGATACAATCATTAACATCCTCTACGTTACGATATGCTATGGTATCCCTTTCAATCATCCATGAAAATAGAATCTGCTCATATGGCATTGGGTTTAGATAATGTGGCAGTTTGTTGAGAATGTCTTGCAAGTCGTAAGTAGGGACTATCTCCCAAAATGTACTATCTCTTTTTTGATTAATTACATCTTCATATATTTCAAGTTCCCATTCTTCCTCTATATTGCCATAAAAACAGCAATAACACATACTTGCATCACTTGTGTCCAATCCAAGTTCCTGCAAGTGCTTCATTTGCAAAATTGATAATACCTGTTTCATAAATTATTCATCTTGAAAATCATCAATCTCATATTCCCATTCCATTGCATCCGCTTCTCGAATATTATCACTAAGCCATTCTTTTGCGTTTTCAAGCTCATCATCCCATTCAGGTACATCACCACCTTCATCATAGGCTTTAGCTAATTCATTATAAACTTCGTCAGGGACTTCAACATTTCCAAGTCCAACTCGATAAGTTACTTTGACTGTTAAATCTTTAATATTCTTCATATTTCCTCCTCTCTATATTCAAAGGGACCGTCGTATCCCATTTCTTTAAGACGTTGTGTAAACTCTTCGACTGAATCATTATATATACCCCAATCTCCTTTGTCGTTGATAAACATTTGGTTGTTATCAGTATCATCTCTCAGTGCGGCAATAGCAAGGAACAGGGTTCTATTATATTTGCAATCATACCCAACCTCATCATCTGTAATATTGGATGCGAACGTTGTGAAATATACTCCATGTTCAGTATCTGTATATATTATATCGTGATGATTTGAGGAACCTGCGTTTTTATACCCTATATCTTCTAACTTCTTACGGAGTTCCTCCGTATTTTTTCTAATAAAACATGGTGTTGTAAATCCCATAGTTAGTTCCTTTCTTTATTGTTATTAGTCAATTATCAAAATTTCACGATATGCAATGTCTATCTCATTCGTCTTCTCATTCTCATTGAAACAATAGCAAAGAAACCATTTCAACGCACCTTCATTCTCATATTGTGCTTTCCACATTTTACCATTATAGAGAGCTGACGGTTGAGAACGAGTATAATCCATGAGTATTTCAAAATCAAGTCTACTCATCACTGCATGAGTATCATCAATTAGTATCAAGTAAGTTGGCGGCTGTTGCCAACACATCCCATAAGGATGCGTCATAGGTGGAATAATATTATCTTTATTCATTATTGATTTGTTTTACGTTATTTGATTTAAAATTTCCCTTTGAACAATTTCCTTTGCATTGAAACCGAATAAGCCTTTCTTTAATTCGTGAAACTCCGCAATGGGTATTTCATTGATGTAGTAGTAGAAAGCCTCGTATCCGTCCGAGAAATTGCGAGCAAGAAAGCCATTCGGATGAGTATTCATGTATATTCCAACGGATGCTATCACTTTACGAGCATAGCCGGGGAACATCTTAAATTCCAACTGCATCTGCCTGTAATTGCAGAGCGGGCAACCTACGCAACCATGTCGAGAAAGGTTATATGGAGCATCGTAATACTTTGAATATGGCAAACCACGCTCACGAATGTAATTCCAAACATCTTCTTCTGTCCATGTGAGGATAGGAAGAATATGCTTTGCTCCTTTCATCCATTTTCTTGTATCACACTGCTCCGGCTCATAATCTTTTCGATTTATACTTTCGGCAGCTCTCATTCCTTCAATACTTCGCTTACCAATTCCGTATCGTTCTTTCAGCTTCTCACAACAGAACCGACGCAAACGGGACGGAAAACCTTTTTCCTCAATCAGTCTAAAGAAAGATTTCTCCGGGTGCATTATCTGTACTTGTGGATAGTTCTTCTTTATAAAGCTAATCGTACCGGGAGGATCAACGGTAGTATTGGCATAGATAGCGTTATACTTTATACCGGAACGTTCTGCAAGGTCAAGAATAACAACGCTATCTTTTCCACCGGAAAAACCGAGGTTTAGGGGGGTATCGCATTCCATGCTGCGAAGGAAGTCGATTGCTTGCCGAATCTTCAAGTATAATTCCCAACTAATACTTTTGCTCATTACTGATTTGTTTTGAGCCTTTTCAGGCTACGTTAATATTCATTTTCTCTTTCATAAAGGATAGGATGTGCACAATAACATCCACCGTCCATCCGTTGCCTAGCATTCGGTACTGCTGCGTGTCGGAACATTCCCATTTATACCAGGAAGGAATAGTCTGAAGGCGGGCGCATTCGGTAGGAGTCAGACGACGGATTAATCCTACAGCAATATTAGGAGACATTCCGCCACCACCCCTACATAAAGCAGGAGAAATACCATTAACATCGTAGATACGGTCCTGTTGATACGATTGTTTACCTCCGCTACCGGAAACCGGATTTATCTGGATAATATTCCTAAGGGTCTCGCCAAATACTCCTCCTGTGTTGTTTCCACGGGGAGAACATACCAGATTTTCTTTTCCGTCTTTATAACATCTAGCCAACAAGGCATTGCTCTTCACGGTCGGAAATTGCGCTCCGAAGCCACTCTCCTTTTCCATGTGTCTTTTCTTATGGTTAATTATACCCGAAAGGGCTTTATCGCTCAAAAAATACTTCTCGTCCACTTCGTCTTCAAGGATGTCTTTCAGCAAAATCCCCTTATCTTCCGGTTGCGGTATGTCAGAATGAAGTTCGCCAAACAATCCATTTCTCTTAGTCCGGATATTCGTCCAATAGATACGTCTCCGATTCTGTGCCGATACCAAGGCAGAATTGATATGCACACCATACACACCGATTGCTTCGCTCAGTACCCGTTCCCATTTCTTGCCCATTTCTACGTTTTCCAGCAAGAACAGCACATTCGGATTATATTTACGGATGTCAGTCAGAATACGCATATACTCCCAGAACAGATAAGACTCCCCTTCGAATTGAAAGCCTTCTTCTTTTAATCCCAGGTAGCGATCCAGAGTGTATATCTCTTCTTTATCCACAGTAGACATCCCGACACGTTTGCCGGCAAAAGAGAATGACTGACAAGGACTGCCTCCTATCAACAAGTCAATTGGTTCCAACCGAGATACATCTACTCGGGTGACATCTCCGAGCTGAATTGTGTTCGGGAAGTTCAGTTGTGTCTGCTTGATGGCATGCTTGTCTATCTCAGAAGCGTAATACTTTTCCGGGATAATGCCAAGCTGCTTCAAAGCAATCTGACCACAGGACATGCCATCGAATAAACTTAGTACATTCATCTCTTATTTGTTATTAGTTAAAAATATGCGCAAACACACTCTTCTCGTCAGACAGCTCAAGACCTAGCTGCGAAGGATAACTTTTGATGTAGTTGTAGAACGCGAACATCTTCTTGTCGTCGTCACCGCAGCGATCTATCAGCAGCTTGATGAAGGCAAGGAGACAGTCTGAGTCGTTTCCGAAGTTTTCCTGGGTGGAGAACTGGGTCTTGTCTACATCTTGTTTCAGCCGGCGTATAGCTGCTATCGCCGTGTTGAAATTGTGCTTGGCATCGTAACGCAAATCATAGCCCTGTTTTTTCATTTCACTTCTCATGTCAAGGAGAAGAGTTTCTACGACATCTGTCAACACATACGTCAGGTTGAGAGTCGTATTAAGATTTGTTGTTCCTACTAACATAGTTGATTATACATTTTTCAATTCCACTTATGCGCCATGACTTATGAAATGGCTGCTTTGCTTTTGTATATAACTCGCAGCGTTTACATATTGGTTTCAGGTATCTTCCCTGATAATGAATACCGTTACAAATTACTGGATAACCTTGGATCATCATCTGTTCGGTTATTGGTTTTGTGATTTAGTAGGTAGATAACAGGCATAAGAATAGATTGAGTAAGCCTGTTGAGTACCACTTCTTTTTTTGTTAATTTTCTAATTGTTTTCATTGCTCTTATGTTTTTATTTATTTACAAACATTGACTTAGTCTTAAATCCAGACATTGCATTTACTATTTTCCCATAAAGAAATAAAGCGTTGGAACAATCGACTTCAAGACTAGAATTAGATGACTTTACAATATCACTTCTTAAATCTTGATTAGCGATAAGGAATGCTTCTTTTTGACTTATAGAATCAAAAGTTAATTGGACTGCAATAATTACTCGACAAGGAGCATTTAATTTACTAGCAAAATCCATAGCCGACAGTTCGTCATCAAAACTTTTTGGTTTATTGGGGCTATAAACTTTATAAATAAATCCCTTAAAATAAGAACAGTTTTTTAAACGTTTAATGTTGCTTGATTTCATAACTTATATAATTTTTGATTTACAGGTATAAAGTTACTTATTTTGCGACTTGTAAACAAACATTACCTTCCTTATTCGCATGGCTTTATATTAAATTAACTTGTTGATAAACAGGAGTTTCCAATACGTCTTGAAGCCCTTTCAATAGCGTCCTTATCACCATTTTCTACAAGCTTCTTTTCTTGCTCAAGATATTCTGCGTATGATATGCTATTATTACCACGCTCCTCTATCTCTTTTTGTCGCTGAATGCGGTATTGCTCACGTTCGTGACGTTCAATTCCCCTTCGCCTTTCGGATGTATATTCAAGCATAGCACTTGTTATCTTCATAGGATCAATGGCTCCATAAAACCTCCCATATTGTCCAGATTTAAAACGGGCTATGAAAAAACATACTTCAGCGGCATTGATATAATAATACTCCGAAAGGAATATTGCAGCTAATTCCTCAAGTTGAGTTTTGGCTATCTTTGTAGATACCTCTGCAAAATCATTCAACGTTCCAAATTGAATTTTAAGCCACTCTAGTGGTGTCTCATCCCCATAAGTAGAAGCCAAAAGCCCCAAACTTGGTATTTCAAGATTTAAAGCTAAATCTGCGTGTGTAGCATTACATCTGACAATTTTAAATTGTAAGTCCGGATTGTAATCAAGAATAAATTGTGCCGGATCAGGGTATTTGGTCAATAATGCCCTCTGCTTCAAGTTCCTTTCTCTTTTTTGCGGCAGCTTCTCGGACGGTTGTAGAGACTGCAAGAATTGAATCAAGTTTTCGCTGCTCGCTATCTTGTTGGTTTTTACTAAGCCTTGTTCCATTGTAGTTACCTTCTAAAATTTTAGTAAAATTCGTAGGTCTGAAAATCCAATCAAAATCACATCGCCAGTTTCTATCGTTCCTCCCTAAAAGAAATGGAGATTGAAGGATGTTGTTAAATACATCCATAATTGCTTGTTTATCATATTCTGCTACACGAGCTTTTATTGACTTCTTCCTTTTGTCAGTCATGGATGACACTTTGGGAAGTTTGCCATCAAACATCTTATTGAATGTATCCATTAAAGCATTATAATCAATTGCTTCATTTCCACTAGACTCTTCATCATCCCCCGGGGGGATTATAGGGGGAATATCTCTTATTCCTTTTCCTTCTCCTATTATAAGCACTGATTGTTCCATGATTGTTCCATGATTATTCAGTGATTGTTCGGTGAGAAAACTATGTATGTCTTTTTGGGCTCTGTCTATCAGCTCTTTAGGTATGTTCAAATCTTCGGTGTTGGGTCTGTTGATTACTTGATGCCGAGTAAAGTTAGGCAGATATATGAATCTCTCTTCGTTGTAAGAAAGCAGACATATAAATCCATTTATTACAAGCTCTTTTATCCATTTTTCAAACTGTTGCACCTGAATCTGATCATATGGAAAGACTTTAGATTTAAGCCAAATAGAATCACCTATAACTACTCCTATATCATCGGAAAAAGACCATAGTCCAATATATAATAGTCTGGCATCACGACTTAAACGTCCGATCTTTATATCATCCCAGAATTTGGGTTTAATAGAACGTATACGTGCCATGTTTGTTCGTAAATAATTTGGGTTTAATCATAACTTAATAAAATAAGCTCCATATTTTCATTGTTTCTATATTGTGGAACTCGGAAACAACTACTCATACAGAGCTGACCTATATCTTTGTTATACGAGAGTTCCACCAATCGCATCTATTCTTTTCACGGTGTAAAGCTACAAATAAATGACATTTCTAATGTCACTTTTGAACAGTTATTTTTCCGTGATTAACATTTTTTCTAATATCCTTTCCTTTGTAATGCCAAATCCTGCTTTGCAAAAGATATCTGAGTACGTATGTTATCTCCAGCGTGAACAAGAGTTCGATTTATGCGATCTAGCCATACAACTAACTGATTAGCAGTCACACTTTGAGCTGAAACAAACTTAATTGCAACAGTAGCCGGAACCCGTGATATGAATTCCATGTGCTGTGAATATACATTTGCAGTCACTTGATCTTGGTACGCTTTTGCATCAGCTAGAAGTTTTCCACTTCTTGCAAGGTATACATTTATATCAGTCAATCGATCTATAAGTTCTTTAGGATTGTCACTAGCTGTTGTTTCAAGAAACGACTGCATTTCTTCTATTTCCTGTATAATAGGAGGCAGAGGACAATTGTCTATATTGCACGCACCTGTACCATCATTTTTAGGGCAGTATTTACAGTTTATTTCCATAATGATATAATATTAATCTTTAGGTGAAAATTCGTATTTGATTTCTTGGTCATCAAGTATGTATTTCTTGAATAACTCATTTACATCTATTCCGTTATGTTCCAGATATAGGATATGAGTATAAAGAAGGGCAACAGCACTACCTTCTGTCAAATACATATTAGTTTGGGAAGCACGGCCGGTACTTTGAGGATTTTCTACCGATAATAAGTAAAGCATCTTCATCTGTATGTGCAATGGTAACAAGTCTGTGATCTGCAAATTCACACCGGACCATATCTTTGATTTCTACCTTTCTTGCGGATTCACTTCCATATCCGAGAGTGATTTCGCCAATTCTTTTGCTTTCTTCCATACTGGCATTATACTTTTATAGGATCTTTAATATATGATACTAACGCTTCCCCTAATGGATGAAAACACTTCAGGCCATTAAAAACAAGACCTGCACTCATTCCGCTATGACCTTGCCTGGTGAATAAAGACCGGCATATTTCAAATCTTTCCAGTTCTTTCTTAGAGGTATCATTCAATACTGCGACTAATTCTAACCAGCAGTCAAGTTCCATGCCATGATAGAGATCATTCAGTCTGATAGGAACTATTTCATTCCATAACTCCAAATACTCTTCCGGAATAATACCCCTTGCACGTTTTCTGTAATCTTCGGTTAATTGCGGGATCTTAGCCTTAAACTCCGCTTCCTTACGATCATACTCTTCGTATATTTTGCGAATATATTCATCATGCTCTACTTTTGACTTGCCAGTCACTTTGACATACACGTCATCGAGAGAATCAGTAGAATACAACGTTTTCTCGTTAAATTCACCATAACATGGTGCATTGTCCTGCAATTCTTGATATGCTTTATCAAGATTGATTCCTGGGTAAAATTCAATTTTCTTCATATCTATTCTGGTTACTAGTTAATTAAAAAGGTAAGTGATTTTTAGATAGTCTTCCTAAATGGTCGATATATCTTCTATAAAATCTATTCTCTATCATTACTTCCTTTAGGTTTATCCCTTTTATCAGAAAGTAACCGTATTGTAGGCGTTTTAATTTACTCATTTCTAAATAATTACAAATTGTTGACAATTTCTTTTTGGATTTCATCAATCACTTTCTCCCATTCTTTTTTTATCTCAACAGTATTAATCCCACATTTTTGGAAATCTCGCAAACTGCCAGAAAAATAACGTTTAGCTGTCTCTAATAAATTGCCCAAATAACATTTCTCATTTTCCTTAAGGCATCGACGAATAGAATTAACTTTAAATTTATCATGCTCTATATACCAAGAAATTTCATCAAATTGCGAAAAATACATCTTCTTGACTTGTTCTACAGTAAAAGGTTCTTTCATACCTATTCATGTTTTAGTTAATATATTAATAGCCCTTTTTACATCACGCTTGGATATTCCACGTAAAGCATGAGTTTTTATGAAATGCTTCTTTTGAGAAAGCAACATATCTGAATCATCATCAAGAATTACATAATTAGTAACATCTTGATGTTCCCACAACCAACGGTCTATTTCTACGCCACGACATACACCATAGTGCTTTTCTTTATTTCCATATTTAAAACCGTACATTCTTGAAGTAATGTCGATAATTAGATCAGGATAGGGAAAAGCTTTATGTCCACGAACTGTTTCTTGTTTTGTAATGGCTTCAATAGTAGCTTCTAATGTATATCTTCTCCAAGAAGAGGATATTACTATTTTAGCTCCGGTAATATCACAAATCTCTTTGACTAATTCAACTTTTTTATCATCAATAGCCCAATTACTTTTTAATGTGGTTATCACACCGTCAAAGTCGAGAAATATAATCTTACTCATCTCTATTCTAGTTATTAGCTATTCCAAATAATTTCCCATCAATCCCCTGAACAACATGGCAGAAGAAAAGCTTTTCCTGCCATCTTCAGAAAAATAAGATTTAACTCCAAATACATCCGCTGTTGAGTATATTTTCCATACTAATAGTTTTTCCATCATAACTTCGTTATTATTGATTAATCTCTTCATATTCTGTAAGCAAATAGATATGTTTTATTTCTATCGCAGTTTCAAGTATTCCCTGTATTTCATTCATTGCAGCACGATATACAGTTGATGAGCTATGCATATTGGTTTCTTCAGTGCGGTATGGTAAAGTTAAGTCCTCAGACATCTTTATCATTTTTCCACCATACTGCCATGCCTTGAAATCAATTCTAAACTTTGCTTTGCGTAACATCTTCTGTTTTTATATTAACATTTCCACGATTGACAAATACCATTAATTTATCATTTGTCAAATGTTCGCAAAGAGGAAAATAAGATAAGGTAGACGTACCAATTTCTTCGCAAAAATCTTTCAACGAACATTTATCGCATTTAAAACTTGCAGTATCTGACTGTATGGCCTCATGGAAAACTCCATTTATTAATATTCCATTCATTACTACTTCATTAAATTGTTTTATATACTATTTTCAACTCTATATTACCTTGAATAATCAAGGATGATATTGTTATTTTAAATTGCATGATTCACTTAGAACTACTTAAAACCGGTAAAACAGTGACAACCATTTTTCAGATTGTCACTGCGTCGATTGGCATCAACTTAAAGTGCTAGGACGAATCCCTGACACAACTCTCATACTTAGTTAGCTCCCATTCGGCTACCATAATCAAAGTAGTCGACCTGATTACGGGGAGAACGAGAAACCTTTAGGCTATCTAACAGCTTGGATCTCAACTTTTCGTTTTCAGCTTCTAACCGGTAACATTCGGATCTATATTGCGCACATTCGGTGAATGAGCTTAACATAGCCATGTACTGTTTTATATCTACCTTAATCATTGCTCTATAGTTTATATTATTATCCCATTATACTTCCATTTAGACGCTGTGTAGTTCTTATATAGTCATCCAGTAGTTCGTGGAGAATGAAGTCCGGATAAACATTGATTGTACCGAAACGCTCAATATTTACCTTGTTGACAGGATACCCCCTTTTCCTACATAAGCGTGCAGCATCATTACTAAGCTTCGATATGTCACTCACATAGATCGGCAATTTGTACCTCTGGATATACGATGACATCGTTGAACATCCATAGTTACCGATACACTTTGAAGATAATTTCTTTACGCTATCTTCAAGTGCAGCTAATCTTTGTTCTGTCAATTTAAGCCTTTTCTCCTGTTCTACATTTGTCTTGGCCAACTGAAGAATCAGCTCGGCTTGACTCATTTCAACGGTTGAGTTCAAAATATTGTCCATTACTCTATATATTTAATATTCAAATAATCAATCACCTACGTAGCGCGAACCGAATCTACCAGTACTATTTACATTGTAATAAGCCGATACCGGTATGTTCTTGTTATTGTATCCTTCGTGCATTGTAGCTTTAGCTGTTTTGCTCATCGCTTCGTGTCTCTCTGCTAGGTATTTATCAGTTCTTTCTTTTACCGCTTCTACTGTGAAGTTGGATTGAAGTTTGGCAAGTCTCCATGCTGACTTTAAACATTCACCGAAGGTCTTGCCTTGCTTCTTGCCTGAATACTTATACGATCTGTGAGCGTTTTTCATTATCTCTGATAAATTGTAGCGTTTCATATTCTTGTTATTTAGTGAGTTATTTTTGATGATGTAAAACTAATATTATAATATTGATTTACCAAGAATGTTACAATATTAAAGCATTATATTAACTTTATTTATCAATATTGTAATATTATACTATCAATAATGCATTATCTTTATCCCCAAATTAAAAGAACATGGAAAGAATTATATCATTAATGAAAGAGAAGGGAATAACTAAAACGGCATTATCTGAACGCTTAAATATTAAGAATCAGAACTTTAATGCTATGCTAAAAAATCCCACCTATGAAACATTATCTAAAATTGCTACCGCCCTCAACGTCCCCATGTGGCAGCTATTCGCGTCCCCTGAAGAAGTGCAGCTTCCCTCAAACGCCCATTCTGTAAAATGCCCACACTGCGGAAACGAGTTCCCTGTTAGCGTGAATGTTGAACTAAAGCCAGAAACCAGATAGGACAATAGCAAGCTATGGATACAAAAGAACTAAGGTTAGGCAACTATGTAAAGCTATCGAAAGATTACCAGTACGTAGGAGTTGAAATACCTGCAGGTACTATATGCAAAGTACATGCCATTAGTCTTAATTCCTTGTACCTGGAATGTCATGTAAATGGTGGGACTTTTTACGGTGAAGTTCCTATTTCTATGGTAGAACCTATTTCTCTCACAGAAGGATTGCTGTTAAAGTGCGGATTTAATGTCGAGTATTATGAGTTCCAAATAAAAGAACAACGATTATTGACTATAGAAGATTTCTGGATATTATATAATACTCGTACTAACTTCTATGGAGTAATGCGCTCTAACAGAGTTTTTAAGCAAATAGAATATCTGAATCAACTTCAGAACATATATTTTGATTTAGCAGGAATAGAATTAAAAGTAAATCTATGAAACGAATAAAACTCACTAAGGAGGAAAAAGAGACACTTAGGATCGTTGATAAGTTCAACGGTCAGTGCCCTTGTGTATTTCCTTTGCACGTCTACAACTCGTCCGTACGATCACTTGAAAGGAAAGGACTAGTAAAAGCCGCATATCTGGAAGGTGGAGCAGTAGAAGATGCCAAAACCACCGATGAAGGAAAACACTACCTTTGTGAGAATCCCAATTTACGAAACCCTATCAACTGGACTGTTATCGGAGTAATAGCCGGGATACTTTCTCTTATCGTGTCTATTATAGCCTTATTTATAAGCTGCACCGCGATGTATAGATGAATATAAGGGATGCAAATGCATCCCTTTATTTATATCAGCTAAGAATTAATAAGATTAATGATACCTTGTCTACCAATTCCAGTAATCTTTCTATGGTAGATAATATGCCCATTGTCAGCAACCTCTTGCTTTATATCAAACCAGCCAAGAGTAGCGTATTTAGTATATGGCACCCACGTCTGATTAACTTTGTATTGTACGCCAAGTTCTTTTAAACGGTTGTTAAGTTCAATTGCCGATTTAAGCCCCAATTCTTTAGCAACTTCCGTACATGTATAGGTTTTATTGACATGAGTTAGTACTGCTACCTGTTTCTCTGCTTCAATGCGTGCCGACCGCTCTTCTTTTAGCTTAGTGAGAAGTTCAATACCGAAATCTGGATTATTCAATATCTGGTCAATAACATTGTCGGTAGCATATATGCCATGCTTGCGGATTGAAGGAAGGATTTCACTAGTTACCCATTTACGGAAAGTTTTAGCCTGTGGCTTACGACTATCAAGTATTACGTCATACAAACCGTCTTCATTAATAAAAATCATTTCTTGTTGTCTACCAAGAGAGTCCGGGATGACCTCATTAGTAATGACCTCACCACAAAGTCTTGTTTTTACTTGACTGGGATTTCCTAACTCAAGCACTTTACAAACATCTGCCAAGCAGAATAATGGTTCTTCACTTGTTCCGGCTACTCGCACTTCACCAAACGATTCATTCTTAAAAATCTGAATGTTGTCCATAATAATGTCTTTTCGTTCGAGGACGTACCGCACTTCTTCATGCGGAGATAAAAAGGCGAAAGCCATGCAGGGGGTTGTGACCTACACAGCTTTCTATATCTTAATCCTCTGATTAATTCTAATTTTAATAAGTACAACCCAACGCATGGCAAATATAATAATAATTTTTAAAAGTGACTATACAACCAACACCTAACATTTTCTTTTAACTATTTTGTGACTTAATTCTCAAATGGAATTGCTAACTTTGCATTGTGATACACATATAACAGTATAACATGGGTAGCTGGAGCGAAAGACAAGAAGAAAAAAGAGAAGGAAAGGAGAAAGACAAGACCAGGCGGGAAAAGCTTGCAGGGTATTTCTTTAATCTTTCACAATTAACATATACAGCTTTGGTTCTTGGTGGTATGGTGCTATTTTTTCAAGGTAGCGTTATAAACTTAAAACTTTTAATCATGTTACTTGTTGGTTGTATATTAGCTTATTCATGGGCGAAAATTGGAAACAACTTATTAAAATGAATTGATATGAATGCAGGAATATTTGTATTTGTTGTGTTGGCTGTTATAGCGGTGCTATTCTTGATTTATACCGAAACTCCATCCGGGAAGAAATGGATCAAGAATTTATAGAATATTATGAACGGATTAACGATAATATTCATGTTTACTAGCGCCGTAGGGGCTGGAATAGCTATTTGGCTTAATACCAAGTCTGGTAAAAAATGGCTTAACAGCCTTTGATAATCAATAATACTAAATTTGTAATAGAAAAGCGTCATGTAGAGTGACGCTTTTTTATTGCAGTTATGCAATATAAGGAAGATTAAAAGCTGAAAACAAAATGTCAAAGAACGATTTGCCGATAATAGGAGTTGAGCCAATCGACACAGGCTTATTATTAGTTTAATATTCGTACATGGTTTTGTGGATGATAATCATATAATATATTTCTTATGATCTATCAGAGCATTTGCAACAGAGCGTGATGCCCTTCTGCTAGCAACTTCACACTTACCATTACCTCGTATATCTTTTTTGTCTATTTCATCGGAAGCGAGCGCTTCAGCAAGTCCAACAGCGGCAAGTTCTACACGAGACATATTATCACGAACGCTTTGACCTTTGATTAAACCTTTCTTTTCACGAACGACCGATGCCGTACCACCGTACAAGGGCTCGTATATTGCGTTTGTGCAATTTCTGTAACCTTCTCCTGTCACTCCATGAGCGGCAAGCGTCTTGGTAAATTCGTTACGTGAATCTATTGATTTTAGTCTTTCAGAAATCCATTTGTTGTCTTTGCCTCTTTTCTTATAAGCTTTAATATATCGTTGACCTATCAAATCGGGGTTCTTTTCTTCTTCTATTCTTTGAAAGAAAACCTCATTGACTAATACATGAAGCGCAGGGTCAAGATATTTTGCATAAGCAAGAGCTATTTGTCTATGGGCATACGAACCACCTAATTTACCGCGCTTTGTTTTTATAATACGGTTTGAAACCGTATTTAAAATCCCGGATACCGTATTAACTAATTCAGATGCAATATCTTGTCTAAGCCAATCGTTGGGATTTTTGCTTTTTGGTGAGCCTGCAATTTTCCACAAATCAGTAAGTGACAACAGATCACCGTCCTTGCCAATCGTATCTAATACGTTAGCATCGTACTTTTTAATTTCTGCTTTCTTTCTCATGATATGATTATTTTTCAAAATCAATTTGCGCAGACAATATTTCTAACAAAGCCTGCAATTGTCCAACGATGTAAGGTTTTATATCTTCACTACAATTACTCGTAAATGCAACAAGCTTTTCTGATAGCTTATGCCATTCTTGCAACTCATTCGGTTTCATCATTATCAGAAGACTTATGAAACCCAGAAAAGGAACGAGGAACGATATTCGATTCTATTCTTTCATCCAATATTTCTTTTTTCAACAATAGCATTATGCCATCATAACTTGACGATAGTTCTGATACAACTTCCCAACCTTGGCTACCTAAAACATTGAGTTTATCAGTAGTGTATTCTTGATAATTATGCCTATAACCATCGTCCATAGGACGAAGTAGAAATGTTCTATATTCATATTTCTTCATTTTTCTATTTATTAGTTAATATTTGAAATCCCCATTCCAAAAACAACATCAAGTATCTCATCGGGGTAAACTTTCACTGTTCCCCAACGGACATCATGGATTTTTGTCGGCTCAACACCGCGTTTCTTGCAGAGAGCTGACGCTTTCCGTCCCATCGCTCCGTAGCGTGAGACATCCAGTTTGATACTGTTTCTTGATATGTAGGCTACGATTGTGGATTGGTGCAGGTCCGTGGTAGTACGCTGCTTGATTTCCTCAATCTCCGCTTGCATTTGTTCCTGCTTGCTTTCCAAAGCCTTCATCTTACGTTCATTCTCAACGTTGAATTGCGCAAGTTGGAGAATAAGCTCGGAAGGAGTAAGAGACTGTTTAGCCATAGGTTCAGCCTTACCTGTTTCGAGGGATTCCCAGCGATCAATAATTTTTTCACGGAGTACTGCGTCGTAGCCGGATGCGAGGATCAGACAACCTTTCTTGGTGAGATTGAAACATGGTCTTGGTTTCCCTTAATTATCCGAATATTCCGCCAATCCAAAATTGGATTCGGCTACTCCTTGTGATAATAGATTGCGAATATCACGCATAACATGGGCGTGTTGTTTGCTTGTAAGTTCGGCAATCTCAAGCGAACTCATTGTCTTGTTTTTAAATAATTCCGTTTCCATAATATTTATATTTCTGCTAAGTAACCATTCACAACTTCTATAAATTCCTCCAAAGACCGGACAACGACATATTTGTTTCCAGCCGCCTCGCATTCCTTTTGCCATTCTTTTTGTACCGGTCTTTGGTACTCACCTGGCTTTTTCATTTCTATACACAAAGCACCGTAGAAACGATTACTTTTAAGAAGTATCAGATCTGCAACTCCCGAAAGCATCCCTTCTTCTTTCATGTATGCCCCGTTTCTAGCACTTCTTCTTGCTGCGTTAGGAACAGCAAATAAGATGTTTCTTAATTGGGGGTATTGGTTGCGAAACCATTTAACACAAGATGCTTGTATATTATGTTCTTCACTTTTTGGCTTTCTGCGAATATTGGTTCCGCAATATTTAGCTTTCATTTCTTCGTATGTCATAATACCCTAGCAAGTTTAAAATCAAGCAACATCAACAATTCATTGAATTTCTCTTTATACCAAAGCGGCTGCGTTTCTTTGGTATTATTAGGGTTGACTTGGTTCTCACCATACGCAAGCCCGGATTCGGTTATGGATTTGAAATGCTTATCTTTACCTTTTGATGATTTCCTTTTCATATCACATAAGATACCTTTCTGAATCGCTCTTTGATTAAATGCCTGTGCGCTGATGGACAAACCCGCTTCTTTGAGTAATTCAGTAGCGGATTTGAGGATACCATGTGACTGGATATAATCCGGAGTAGGAAGTCCAAGAGGTGCAGCAACCTTGCTAATTAGAGATAGTTTGGAAGAATCATTCAAGTTAAGCACTTCACTTACACCTTTTACCCATTCAAGACCAACGCGGACTTTAGTTGTTAGTGATGGTTCACGTTTGGGTTTGTTCTGGTTTTCGATTACTTTCCAGACGCTTTGGTGAAATACTTGGCGATAAACCTCAAATACCGGTCTGACCTTGCGGGCGATGAAGAATTCCATGCAGGAAACTGTAAGTTTATACTCATTTGTAGGTCTGCCTCCTTTAGGGTTTTCCCCATTTTTGAGGAAAACTTGATAATCAACACTTTCTGGGTTTTTGCCATTTTGGGCAAAAACCTCTTCTTCAGTTTTGCCATTTTTGGCAAAGGTGTTATAATCAACTCCTTCAATAAAGTTTTCTTTGAGTGCACGCACTGCTTTACCTTTTTCTGAATACACCAACATCCACACTTCATCAAGATTGATTGGAAACTCATTGTTAGATTGTGATAACTTTAATACAGCGTTGAAATATGCTTTTATTTCACTTTCACTGCTATCTTTAGATAAAACTAAATTTGTTGCCATATATTTTAACTTTAACTATTATAGAGATGAACTAATAATATTTATCAGTTCATCTCCGTTAGACTAACCTTCAATTATCGCCCAATCTGGCAAATATTCTTCACTGTTGATCTCCTTCATTAGTATCTGATTTATTGTTAGGGATTACTTTTGTTTTACCACCAGTTTTATCAACAATAATCGGTTTGCCACCTACTGTAGTTTCGGTACATTGCCCTTCAGGGAACTTATTAATAAAGCGAACTACCTCTTTATCTTCTGTTACATTACTTCCCTCTTTGACTTCATAAGGGAATACGTCTACAATAGGAGTTTCAGCTACCATGCCGATCTGATAATCTGCCATGGTTCCTTTCATGCCCTCGTCCAGTTTCTTCACTGCGTCGCGCAAGTCGGCAGCCTGAACCAGCACTTGGGTAGAAGTCTTTTTCTCGGCGCCGCTTTTCTCGTCAAGGGTGATAAAGATCAGTTTGCACTTAAACCAGCGGTCAGCGCTTTCTTCATCGCTGGGGAAAAGTTCGCTATAGTTGGCACGTTTGATGTCCGATACTGTAAATTCTCCTGTGATAAATGGAGTCATCTCCTCGATAATACGTGCTTCTGCTTCTGTAAAGCTGAGTGCATCTACCAGATAAGGTTCCGTTACTTTCTTCTGCATTCCGTTTTCCATTACTTTCTCGTAACGGATTTTACATTCAAACCATGTGTGCATTGCCATAATTTAATTCTGCTTTTATTTATTAAAATTTCATTTTCTCTAGTTTCTCGATCTGCTTACGGAGAGAAGTAATTTTCTTCTTTCTCATCTCTTCCGCTTTTTTGATAGCGTCTTCCTTAGAAAGAAATGCATCTTTACCAATATAAAGGAAAGCCCAAGACCTATATTTCACATAATCTCTACCGCCTTCAAAATTTGATTTTAAGATCTCTGTTTCCATTTCACTTATGCCCGATGACAGGGCATATCTAACTACAAACGCTTTTGCCATGATATTCCTTTCTGATTTGATTTGAACTATGCGGTAAACAAGAATCTACTGCATAGCAGATTTATTATTTATTTCTCGACGCTTCCAAAACAGGAAGGTTTGCTTCCGTTGGTATGTATATTACAGTTTTATCATTCAGATTGCTTTGTTGACGTACCCACAAATATTGGATATATGCAGGGGTAATACTTCCATTTTCAATTTTAATCGCTTCGGCAGCGCCTTTGGCACGTTCGATTTCAGCTTGGGCATTCAGCTTTTCAGCTTCCAGATTAGCTTTAGCTTCTTCAATCTTTATTTTACGATTTTGTTCTGCTTTAGCGAATTCAGCCTTTCCAGACATTTCTTGCTGCCAAACGTTATAATAAGGGATGGCAACAAAACATCCCACAACAATTGCGACAAATACGATAGCCGCCAAAATTCCAAGTTTATTCATAATTTCTAATATTGGGTTTTATAAAGCCGCCCAAGGCTCATTTCTATTCTGTTTTACGTTAATCCCTGTTTCTCAAGGATTAACAAGAGCTCTGTTAGTAATAAATCATCTTCCGAATATTTCTTCAAATTTACGATCTAAAACGTTCAAAATCCTCATTCTTACAGCAGGATCGATGGAAAAATTATTAATTGAGTAAATTCTTGAAATCAGTTGCTCACGAGAACCGCAGAAACAACCGCATGTATAAAACGGAGCAACGTTTGGGTAATTATGCTTGTACCATAAATGATTTGTACCCTTGATGGCTACATAGGTCTCTGTGACTATAAATTCTTCATCGGATGGCGTATACCCCGGGATGTTGGGATTACCGGCGGCACTGCGGCGGACATCACAGTCGCTATCTTTCGACAGTTCGACAAGGACATCTACCGGGGTGTTGGGATTACCGG